AATGTCGCTGGACAAATCACATTGTTGGCAACGACATTTTAGGTATTACCGAATACAGTACCGAACAGTACACCAAATACCTCGCTAATATTCGGCTGAAAGCGATCGGACTTGAGCCTTTATACAGGGAAGAAAAGTATAGCAAAAGTCCCTATACCCATCTGGAACGCTTCTCCGATACCAAAAAAGAAGGCCACACCAAAGCTAACTTTTTTGAAGCAACCGTTACCAGTTATGTTATGTCTTCTGGCTTAACTGGATGGGATGAAATTTAAAATTTACGGGACAAAAATGACCCTATTTCTTACCATAAAGTGGCAATTATGTCAAATATTTTGACAACTTTTGACCAAACTTAGCAGCCTTTATATAAAAGGAAGAAATTAGCGCTAATTTCTTCCTTTTTTTGCTTAGGTAATCACTCTTTCTCGCCATTTACTTTACGGGGGGATTCTATGCAGATTGCTTCGATCAGTTTCATGGTAAAATTATCCTTTTTTTAGCAGGAGCGATCGTTACAGCATTGTGGCGATCTTTTTTTTCTAGGAATCCTTAGTTATCTGTTAATAATAACTATTTATCCTCGAAAAGTTTAGAAATCAAAGTAATCCCCACCGCGCAAATAATAGGCAGGATTAAGTTAGACGGTTCGTTGATTCTCGCTATTGGTTCACTTGTTTTTAGAGTGCGATAAAAATCTAATGGCGTTACGCTGATCTGCCCCAATTTTCCCAATTCCTGTATGACACCATCGGGATGGGTAGGAAGCTTGTAGCAAACGCACTGAGTAGCATCTCGGTTAAAAAATTCGGTTAACGGTTGTTCGATTGGTTTCATGGCTTTTTTGGGTAAAATGAGATTGTACTTGTCAAAAAAATTCACCTTTTGGAAGGATTTGATTGATAGTGTGACTTTGTGGAGTTAAGGTTTAAAACGAGCCGGTGAGGTTCGTTTTTTTGTCCGATTAGTAGCCCGATGCGGCAAGCTGTTGATCGAACGGGAGTTTTTGAATTAACTCTTGATTTTTTTGCTTTAGCCTTGCTTTTTCATCTTTTAATTTCTCGATTTCTTGCTTTTGGCCGGCGATGATGTTGTCAGTTAGAGTCGTAGACCTTCCTTTTTCGATCTGTCGTTTTAAGGCTCGGTTTTCCGCTTCTAATGCGCTGTACTTTTCTTGTAATTCCCGATGCTTTTTTTGTAGTATGGTGTACTTTTCTTGTAGTTCCCGATACTCGTTTTTTTGAAAATTGGGCTTAACAGGATCAGACTTAACAGAATCAGTAACAGAATCAGGCTTGACGGGATCGAAGTTGACAGAATCGGGTTTGGCCTCATCGGATTTTTTCTTGGCACAATTAGCTATCTTCTTAATCTGTGCTGGTGTCGGGGTATTAGTCCCCGTCTCGGTCGTTATCTTTTGCCAGAGCGATCGAATTTCCGTGACCCGTCCAAGATTACAGGCGAGTCCCGTTTCCGATGCGTTATCGTGCGCTTCTTTTGTGGCAAAGAGAATCACGCGATCCCGATTTAATATTGGGGAAAAGGCCTTGTAAGAGTAAGTGTTAATTGGCACGCCCAAAATCATTTCGATCATTCGGGCTGAATTTTCTTCTTTGACGCGCCGGAACATATAGGGCGAAAGGTGAGCATCCGAGAATTCCTTAAATGTTTTGTAACCGATCGCTACATATCCCCCTTTCTCCTCGAATTCGTGCAAGATATGACGCAACTGATTATTGATTTGTCGAATGCCTTCAAGGCATTTGTTAATTTCCCCGACAAAGCTTTGAAAAATAGCTGATAATTCTTGAGTTTGTGTCATTCAATTGTCTCCAGATTTTCGGTTTTTATGTTGGCAAATAGCGGACTATCCAGCTGATTTAGAATAGTTCGGGTATATCTCTTTGGGGGTTCAATATAGCATCTCCCTTCTTTTGGAGTTTCGTATCCTGTAAACGATTGAGTCGTTCTTTTGCCATTAGCGATTCAATTCCAAATTCACTTGCGGCAATTAATAACTCAACGATGCCTTCTTTAACTTCGTTTGGAAGCGAACAAAAACGACTCCAGCGACTATGATAGTTTCTTGCAATGATCGGACAGATATTGTTTTTGGACATAGGAGTATTTTGAATTCATACTTAAAGTTTAAAGTAAACTTCTTGAATTGTCAAGCAAAATCTGTTACACTTTTATAAAAGCTTTGGGATAGACAAAATGATCGACTCAACGATCGGAATAGCGGGGCAGTTCCTGTCAAATCCGACAATAAAAGCGAATGCGTCTCTCGTATTTAGCGTCGCCACGGGTGCGCCCACGATGGCAGTAGATGAGGTAGGCAATCCGATCCTCGCTGCATCTGCTACGGCTACGGTCACGCTTGCCTGTTGGCTTCAACAGAAAAAACCTCCCTACGCCGATGTGCAGGAGGGAAGTTATCTCGACTCCGAATATTTTGAGGGAAGGCTAGTAGACCCCAAAAACTATCCTTTCCCGGTTCCATCCACGGGGGATATTTGGGTTACGATTAACGGACGATCTGGACTCGTTCGGCAGTTAAACGCTTTCGAGTCCCCAACGAGTCAACAATTAAACATCTCAGACAAGCTAGGACGGAGGATTAAGCTTTATGCCAGATTTGACCAAGGCAATTAAATCTCGATTTCCCTTCTCCGAAATCGAACAATGGAAAATTAGAATTTTCTTGCCAGACAACAAAAGCGATCAAGAAGACTTTCGGCACTACATTGATGTCAAAGCAGGAGACAAGCCGCTCGATAAAGCAGAATGGCTACTCGCTCGTTATAATGCCGTCCGTGCGGTCGGGATTCCTGTTTGCCCGTCTTTAGTTAAGCCGATCCCTGACTGGGATCAGATTGAAAATGAATTGAGATTCGTGGTTAGTCTAAATCCTTCCTAGAATCACCCGCTAAAAACAACCCCAAAGCAATTAGTGTTCCCTGCCAATTGTCTGAGGTAATGTAGTGAGCGAATAGCACAATCCCCGAAAATTCGGGGTGTTGGTGTGCGTAAGTAATAAAATCACTTAAGACGTAAATAGCGGCAACTAACGAAGTTTTCCAATCTTTAAACAGCGATCGATTCAATGTCTTCATCATAAACCCTTCTAAAAACTGGACTATCGCTAATTGTCAAAATTACTCTATCTTCGTCCCATTTAGTGAATGTGTGATCGTATCCTTGAATAATCTTTAGATTATCCTCGACAATTATTCCTGCGTGTTTTAGCCCGTCATTAATGTATTTCGCTGCAGCAGAAGTATTGTCAGGATCGCGATTAAAATTAACAAGTTTCCATTCGTAGTGTAGCCAAACTTGACCTAGAAATTGTGGAATTTTTTGCTTTTTTGCAAGCCCTGCAATATAAAGGGTCCACTCGTTTTTGACCCTTGCACTTTTAAATTTGTTGGTTCGCGCCTTCCGAATCTGATCGTTTAGCGTAGGAGGAAGGGGACAGGTAAATACAGCGATCATAGGCTAACAGGTCTATACTTCCGAAAAACCAATAATAGATCGTTGGGAACCGTTCCAAGTTGTCCTGATCCGTAGCTGATTTTTAATTCTTCAAACGGCAGTTCTACGCTTGTAACACCCTTGAAGCTTCCCGTATTACATACCCAGTCAAGAACCCGCCCAAAAGCGGCTTTTAGCTGTCTCACTTGTCGGGTATCTTGGGTAAAATCAATGCCAGCAGAATACTCTACGTCAGCCTCGGAAAACTCAGGAAATGGTTCACGAGTATTCCATGAGTGTCCGTATCCCCATGATCGCCCGTAAACGGTTGATAAATGAATCTGCCCGTCCACGTCGATCGTGTAGTCGTCAGGTGTTAGAACTTTCCAGTTATCGGGAGCGATCGCCCGATTAAATCCGTCTGTTACGTTTCCGAGGCGAACTTTGATGACCGGTTCAGGGTCTTCTGCAATCGGTGTACTTGGGGAGACATAGGTAAGCCTGAAGTTTTGGAATTTTAGGTTAACCCGCAGTTTTTCCCGATGTCGAACAATCTCTAGCGGGCGATCAGCCGCTCGATCTCCCTCGACAATAGTTTCGACAAAAGAAATTGCGCCTTCTAACGCTTCGTCCGTTAGGACAACGCCAGGCGCAAATAAAAAGAGGTCATCGGGAGTGAAAATCATACAATTTTGAGCATCGGACAATATTTCTGGTTTTCTTTTGTCCGTTGCGGGCAAAACGAGGCTCTTTCTTCGTCATTATACTGCAATCGACCACCGCAGTCGCCGCAAAGCTTTATACCTTGACTTTTCAGATTGACAAGCTGGTACTCGCTTTCGGCGGGCGGAAAATCGGGCGGGGGGATTTCGCCCGCCATTTCGGTTTTTGTTTTTGTTTCAGCCATAGTTTTTTCTTGGTTAGCTTAATCCAGAAAGTGCGTTGTCGGTAGTGCGGAATTTAGCCACCCGTAACTGTTGACTGGCAACTCCCGATCCAGTAGGGTCAACATCAAGGGCATCAACTCCTTCCCACGAAAGCCACGTCAAGCGAGACTCACGATCAAAGTTGGTAACGGAATCGGTGCGAACCTCTACAGGCATTGCGATTCCCCGTCCTACCGCCCCGTGTCCAAAGAAATAAGAGTCACGGAATAACGCGGTGGTAGAGGGAGTGCGAACGGTAACGTTACTCACCCCGTCTGCCCCAGCGTTGCCTACACCAAAAGCGTTAGATTCAAAAACGTGAACACCTTCGACAACTCCCATATAGCCGTTAACCCGTGGCTCGGATTCGTCGGGAACGTAAGCCGGAAGCATGGCATTGAGAAAATCGAGAAGGTTGGCTTGGGTTGGAGCCTCCCAATCATCATCTAAATCTTCTCTTAATTGTTTCCAAGCGGTAGGATTTAGGACTGCCATAAAGTTCCCGTCTGGCAACGGCTCCCACGGGCTACTGGATGAGTGAGCGCGGTGTCTCATCTCTCGAAGGAATTGTTGATTCATGCGGCCGTCGCCGTTCTGTAGTGCAGTTGCCGCCGTGTTAATCGTGTTGCCCTGGTTGTACCAGATCACCGAGGTCAAATCGTAACGAGAACGGATTAGGCGATCCTCAAATTGAGCGTAGTCATAGCCAAATTTTTGATTGAGTTCCGCCGCCAATTCGTAAGCCGAAAAATACTCAACGAAGCTAACAATTCGGATCGGGTTAATTTGTGTAGAGGCACTTTCTTTACCACGTCCATACTCACGAATTTCCACATCGACTTTGGAAGTAGACATGGAATCGCTACGGGTCGTAATTGAACTGTAAGCGTTACCCGCCGATAGTTCGTAGTCAGCAAGGGAAGGTGAGGTGGAAAGGTAGTTAAATCTTCCAATTTGAATTACGTTTCCTCGCGATTTTGCAAAATCGTATCGCACCAATGGCATCATGTGAAACACGAAGCCAGGGCGATGGGTGACACGCATGATTGCCGAAAGTGTAGGCAAAAAGCCACCGGGAAGATCGGAGATAATCGTGTTAGTTACGTTCTCTCCGGGATCGATCATCTGAATGTCGGTTCCTTTAAACAGCCCCGCTTTTTTGCCCCACGAATCTAAATCGTTTAAAACGTGCCGATAGTTTTCTTTGACATAGCGATCAAGTTCGGTTTTGTCAAAGTCCAAAACTCGCTCTTTAGCCCCTGTAAATTTTACGGCTTTTGGGAGCGAGTCAATGTGGTGTTGTATTTCCCGAAAAGTACCAGGAAGCTTGTCGTTGTAGCCAATCGCAATATTCGTGTTAAAGTTTACCGTTTTGAATTTCGGAGCATTGTTTTGTGTTTTCACTTCTTCATTTTCTACTTTTTTTGCTGGCTGACTAGAACCGTGGAGTTTTCCGAGGTCATTAAAGTTGTTAATAATCCGCTTGGATTCGTTGAGTTCTGTTTCGAGCGCAAATAGCTTTTCGCTAGTCTGTTTGACCGCTTCCGTGGTTTCCGCTAGAGAGGATTTAATTTCGTTTTTTTCGGCTTCTGCTTGTTGCTTTTGCGCTTCTAGTGCAGATTGTTTTTCGGCTTCGGCCGCCGCCTTGACTTCTGTAATTGCGGAACTTACAGCACTTGCGATCAGCAACTCGATCGCTTTTAAGTCGAGCGGGGCGGGGGGAGTTTCGGTTTCAGTGTTCTTGACGGGGACAACTGGGATAGCGTTTTTGATTTCGCCGCGTTCTACGGCTTTAACCTTCATCTCAAATAATTCTTTTTGATCAACGGACTGCCCATCGGAATCTTTGACGACCACGGGAGTAATCCGTTTGATTTCTTGTAGTGTTTTAGACATAGTATTTTTTCACGATAGCTAAGAAAAATTATACTTGAAGTTTTGCTATTACGCCATAACAAAAGCGGTCAGACTTTTATCGAGAATTCTGGCTTGACGGCAATTTCCAGCAAATACAAACGAGCATTCTAGAGAGTCTATCTTTCCGGTACGACGGTAGTAAGGCGTTAATAATTCTTCCTCTACCCAGCCCATCATATACGGTGGGTAATGCGGGCAGTTCTCGTCTTCGTAGGGAGTGTTACAGATAGGGCAGTAGGATTTTCCATAAAAGTTTGCGCCGATCGAAACGTTTGCTCGCCGGCCGTAGAGAACATCCGAGGCTCCAGGGTGGGATTGCTCGACAAAAGCAAATACCAAAACCTGGTGATAGCCGTCTCGCTCGATAATAGCCCTATCTTCACTCGGATTCGGAGATTTAGAAAGAAGTTTCCGCATCCCTTCCTCGCTTACGCGGGGTAACGAGTAAAGTAGGGCATCGTAAACCATCCCAAAAGTTTTTTCGCATCGATCCCATTCGTGATCGATCATTAGGGGACAGCCAGGATAGCTCGCTACCATCGTCGTCAAAGCTGTTTCATCCCAAGCCATAAGCGAGCCGTGAATTAGGTTATTGCTGGCCATCATCGGGAATCGTAAAAGCTCTGAGGCTTCCCACGGATCAGACCCCATCGGACAGTAGGCGTTAATTGCCGTCAGTTCCTCGGCTGTCGGCTCGCGCGTTTCTAGTAATTTTTCAAAATCCGAGTGAGTTAGTAGCATGGCTATAAAAAATCCTAATAACAATTCTAGCTGTAAAACAGAAATTTATGGTAAGATAAAAGCGATAAATACAAATATAAATCAAAAATTTGTTCCAGTTGTTCTAGCATCAGTTGCGAGGTTGTCTCCTGCCTCGTTTTTTCTTGTCTATAGCCAACCCCAGCTTGAGCCAGCGAGGAGGTTTGTCGTCGGGCGCGTGCGAGAATTGGAAAATTTAAAATAACATCCACAATTGTCCCGACAAGAACAGCGATCCGTAGGACGGGGGAGGGTTCCAATTGGTTGCCATCCCGCCGCTTCGTACACGATGCACTCGCGGCAGGATTCGGTTTTTGTTCTAATTCGCCGCTCCCATCGGTTGACCAAAGCGTTTCCCCGGCGATTCCCCTCCTCGAAAGCTTCACGGGCTTTGGCAATGTAACGTTTTGAGCGGTTTAAGATTTGTTTTTCTGTTTGAGTTCCAAGAATAATATCCCGGCTAAACTTTCGGAGTCTAGCGTACTGTGAACGAAGGATCGACCCGATTCTGCCGTAATCGGATTGGGTCATATCTGGCTTTCCGATTCGGTATAACTGGATCGTTAAAATTTTGATTTCCTCGCTCATTCGAGATTCCCATTCTCGAACGGTGATTCGCTCGGAAAGCATATCTCGTGTAAGCCGATCAGTCCGATTAATCCTTTCGTTGATCGCTGTAGCGACAAGTTCACGAACGCGGGCGGCCGAAATAAACTTTTTAGTCCGGGTATCGTGATAGCGTCGGGTTTGGGGATTAAACGAAAAATCGGTCATCGTAAGCTAATTAAATATAGTTCACGCAATCCAGACATCGATTACCATTTTCGCAAACAGAAGTGCGAAAAACCATGCGGCGGCAAGGCAAGCCAGTACAAACCCGACACCTATGCCCGTTAAAACAATTGAAGATAATATTTTAAGGAGTAGCAACATCGATTATCCTCCTAGTTAACACTGGAAAAATCGGCCATCAATTTTCTATTTCTGGCTCAAGAAAGTTTTTAAAATCAGGATCGGGAGGCTTTTTTTTCCAGTCCGAGATCGCTAGATTTATGTCCTCAGAATTTACGGTTGCTTTTGACAATAAGCGTGTTACTGGATCGAGAGCTTTTTCTTTTGGATTAAATTTACTTCGCATGATTCACTCAATACAAAAGTCTTCAGGATGGACGGGACGATGGAAGGCATAGCCTTGAAAATATTCTAATCCTAAACAACTGCCTGATAATACGGGCAAACGTCTCCCTCGTATAATGCGTCAAGTAGTTTTTCTAGGCTTCTTTTCACTGTTTTCCTCTTGTGATTTGTTATTACTTTTTAGCGTACTTTCTTCTGCGGCGGTGTCTTCGGTTTCGTCGCCCGTCATGCCATCAATCGATTCTGACCATTTTGGCCAGAGAATACGATACTTGTTTTGGGCGTTTTCAAAATACCAATCATAGCTTTTTCTTAGCACTAGCTCCGTGTCGATCACCTGTTTAATCGCACCTGTCAGCAACTGACACCACCCGTAGCGCATCCGGGAGTAACGGCGGTCAGGCGATCTTGATAACTCTTTGGTTCCCCCCTTTGATTCGAGTCCGGGGAAAAAATATGAAGGAAAGCCTGGAATAATTAGCTTGTACCGACACTGTAAAACATTGTCAATTAATCCTGAAAGATCGGGATTAAGGTTTGCCATTTTGCGAATGTCGTATTCTTTGCTAGTTAAAACAAAATCGGTGATTGCCCCCGATTGTCGCCGTAGCTGTATTTCTTGTTCAAATTTTCGCTTGTTTTCCTCGCTCATGCTAGGAAAAATAAACAAGGTTGGATCGCTTGCAATGTCATCGGCTTTTTTTTGGAGGTTGTCGGTTGCTCGTTTTACGTCTGCCCACGCATCAAGAGATGTACACCAGAGGGAACGGCCATAAAGATAATTGGGAGAATGCCGGAGATGAATCAGTTTTTCTGGCTCAAAAAAATAATCGGGATCGGAGTGCGATAAATATTTTCTCTGCTCGAATCCTAGCAGTTCGCCTTGATCGCTCTCTTTTCGGAACATCTCGAATGTAGGCAGATATAAGCTTTTGCTTACTCCAAAATCCTTGCTTTTGTTTGGGGATAGTCCCTCTCGTTCGATACCTAGCTCGATGAAGCAATCGCCTTTCCCTAATGTCCACCGCAGAGCTTTTTTAAGCGTGTCACCGCCAATCACATAGGAATCTAGTGATTGTTTCCTTTGACGTAATTCTTCGGCAATTGCGAAAACTTCGGCGTTTACTGGCGTTTCTTCGTCATCGAGCGTATCGGCAATTGACCATCCCTGATCGTCCCCGTCGTTGCTGGCGAAAGTATCGTCAGCGGCCATTTCGAGGGAATGAAAAACTTCATAGCACCATTGGTTAAGCTCGATTAGCTCGCGGGAAATCCGTGGGTCTCGAATCGGATTTTCCTCGATTTCTAAGTCGTATCGCCGCGTCATCGATAAAATTCCCGATGTTGCAAGCGATCGCTGTGACCCTCTCAGCGATCCGTCTTGTTTTTTGTCCTTTTTTTTCTTTCCTTTGGCCATCGGGAGTTACAATTCTTTCCCTATTCTAAAGGAAAAAGACGACTTTGTTAGCCGTCTTTCTTGAAACATCACGAAAGGAAAGTTTTAAAATTCTTGCCACTCTATCACTCTCTCTGGCAGATCACCGGACTCTTGCCAGATAATACTAGGCTTATCGTCGGGATCGTCATCGTCGAGAATTTCGTCGGGATCACCTTCGTTGCTAGGAACTTCGTATGGTCTCCCAAAACATTCTACAATATTACTAGAATAGCTGGGACGGTTTCTGACAGCAATCTCGACGGGAACAATTTCCGAGGGGAGTAACCAAAGGTTTTCTGGTTCGGGACACTGAAAATCTACTGATAAGTATGGCCCATCAGGAATAATTTCCACAATCCGACCTGCTCCGCGATCAATATATTCTTTAAGAATATCTGAATTAATTTTGACAAATTCTCCTACACTAAACATCATCTTGCTCCTCTGGTTGATTTAAAATTGCTTTTTCTCTCTCGATAGATTCGGCGGTGAAAAATAGCTCATCGACAAGCCGATCCATTAAAATTTCGGCTACAGAACGGGAGATTCGTAGTTTTGCCAACGCCTCACTAATTTCAACGACATATTGATCGTTTTGAGCAAAACACTCATTTTTTGTAATCGAAACAATTAAACAGCAATTTACAAAAACCTTGTTGCCGTCAATATCTTCGATGATTAATGGTCTGTATCCTTTGTTCATGGCTTTACATTGTAATAGTTTGGTTAATTGAATAGACTCGCTATCGGTGGATTTGTGAATAGCTACTCCTTTTTTGAGTCTGCAAAGAAGTGTAAGGATTCCGATATTTCCTTTAAATATCGGTTCATTTCTTTTTGTTCTGCAACTAATTCCTGAAGGAGATTAATTAGTTGATTGAGTTCAGATAATAATTCTCTTTCGTTCATACGAAACAACTCCAAAAAACTTGATTAATTAAATCATACACAAGCTTTCTGGAATTGTCAAGTAGATTGGGAGAATAAATTTAGATAAATCGTAAAGCTCTCTGGTAGTACCGTTCTCTGTCTGCAAGCCCGTTGTATCCCCCGTTCACTCGTCGGGTAACTTGCCGAACAGTTGCGCCCCGATCAATTAAAGCATTCATATTGTTGTTGTGCCACCAAAATCCACTAGGTAAAAATAGATAATTTTTGGAGACATATTGCCAGCCTTCCATAACTCTTTGATCGCCGATAAAGTTGGCAAAAGCTTGATAGTTAGCACGTCCAGTCATTTGCAAAGCGTCCACGCCTTTAAACCGCGGTCCATCGCCCGGAAAAACATTCCCCAAATCCTGCCGCCCCTCGTAAGCGGCTCCTGATGCCAGTTCAACCATCCATCTTAAACCGCCGCTTTCGTGGGCAATTTGAGCAAGAAAATGACGAACACGGGGGATGGTGGTTATATCGAATCGTTTGAGACAGCGATCAAGGGACTGGAATTGATGATCGGTTATCGCTCTCTCAAAAATCGCTTCGCACTGGTCTTTTCTGACGACAGGAAACTCTATTCCCGTTCCATCAAAATGCCCTTGAAACGCGTACCAGTTATAGCGTCCATCTATCGGGGGATGGACTTCTATTAGGTAGTGATTTTCTTTCCGCTCTAGCCATTTATAAATTACTTTTTGTCCTTTGGCAATCGGAACAGATTTAAAATCTGGGGGTAGATTCGGGCTAGAGGAGTCGAGCGGGTGGGTTTTAAGGAGTGTGTTTTGAGTGGCGAGTAGGCTATTCATTTTAGGCTTCGATAGTTTCTGTTAAGGATTTAAAACAGGTAAATAGTTTTGTTTGCTGTTGTCGAATTTCCATTAAATGACAATCTTGGGATTCTTGCCGTGATCGTAGTTCGCTAAACTGATGCTCATAACTAGGCAAAACCAGATCGGCTACCTGTTGTTTCGTTTCGACAACCGCCATTCGTTCAGTTAATCCCGTGATTTTTTCGCTCAAGTTTTTGACCGAATTATCGAGATTCCCCACACTTTCATCGAGTTTTGACATCATTTTTTCAAGCCTACTAGATTGGGTATCGCTAAACTCTGTAGCCTTTTCAAGGTTAATACGATCCAATTCTTCTGCCTGTGATTTAGATTTGATCAACAAATACGATATGATGATCGAGCTTGTTGCCAGCACAACACTAAATATAACGCCCCAGTCTTGCAGTGTCCAATCGGACGGGCGATTGATAACTGTTGTGGGCGAAACAAGGATAGAGGTAGTTTGCATTTTTCATATTTAATACTCTATCCGTAATTTTACTCACAATAGTCAACTACAACGGAATTAGCTTGAGCTTTTTAAAACTATATTAAGCCCGTGGCGACGAAAATAGGAAGTCATTTCCTGGCATAAAATTCCCAAACGTAGGAACAGCCAAAAAATTATCCGTGTTTTCCCAGAGATTTTTGCACGTCTTGTAGGTACGATCGCACCCTGCGGTGAGCCGTACTGAATCGTGAGCGGCGATCGAGTCGGCCGCCCCGGTAAATAACTCGATCCATGTAGTTCCTAAAAATGGAAAAAATTGAGATGCGTAAATCGCGTAAGTAGCGTTTTTATTCTTGCCGTCAAGAAAAGTCAAGGTTCCCCACGCAAGGTTCTTAAAAATTCCATAAACCCCGACAATACGGCGATCTGCAATACTTTGCACAGAAGTTGTATAAGTTGGGACGGTTTTTTGGCATCCAGTCCCGTCACCGTTGTTCTGCCCAAAAAACCATCCACACAGGGGCGTTACCCGCTCGTCCCGTGATTGCCGAAGTTTGATACTGGCCTCGGTAAGATTTTCAAGGGTGTAGGTTTCGCCACTTTTCGAGTTGATTTCCCCGACAAAGCCAATTTGCACCCGCTCGTCGGGCAAATCTAGGAGCGAGTCGGGGAGGTTTCGCCAGTCTATAATTGCCGTGGTAATCTTAGCTTCTTGAAAGCGGGGCGAAAGAATTAGCGGCTCGGTTAGGTCGTCAATAAATGCCCCTCGGAATTCTTCTTTATCGGAAGTCAATCCGATAGAGCGATCGAGCGCGGTCGGGTCAAGGGCGCGGCGAGAACGATAGGTCACTCCATCGATCCTAATATCTCGCGAGTGATTGGTATATCCAAGTCTTTCCCCGTCCGCAAGCTCGATCAGGATAGCTCTACAGATCGTCAGGACGGGATCGGATAAATCTCCCCCCGTCCCCCCATCCCCTCGAATTCCGTCCGTAAAACGTCGGATTTGAAGCTCTCCTAGGGAATAGACGCGCTGATTAGTTTGATTGGAATAATTGAGGGATTTTGAGTTAAATCGAGAGATTACGTTTCCCCCGTTCAGGAGATCGGGGAATTGAAAGGTTGCACCGGTTCCCTTGTGGGAAAGCCAGAGGCAAATCAAATACTCTAGCTCGTTTTGACGAAGGTTTCTCCGTTGTTGCAGGGAATTGGTATCAACCGCTTTTCGCCGGCGTGAAAACCGCTTTCTTTCCCCGCTAGAGAGTTCGGCAATATTGGTTTGAAATTCGGGCGATAGTGTTGAAGCTTTGTAGAGATTGAGCTTAAATTCGTGATTTGTGCCGTCTTCAAATACATCAGTAGGAACGATCGCCGGCTCAATCCTCGACTCGCGCAGAACGAGCGAGGGAATCTCGAACACGCCCTTTACCTTGACTGGGTTTCCATCGACAATTTTGACCAGCGGTCGATAGTCAAGGCGATCGCTCTCAAACGAGCAAGGAACTTTAAAACTCCCCTCCCATGTCAAAATTCCTGCGGCGGGCGGGTTGTCGAAAACGATTCGGTCAGGAGCGACAACGTAGCCCGTCAGTTCGTTGTCGCCTTGGTAAATTTTTAGTCCAGTATCGGGGAACAAGATCGGGCGGTAGTGAATGTTTCCACCGCAAGAGTATGCTTTGGTCAAAACAAACTCGGTCAGGATTCCGTCTGCACTGGGATAAAGAGCGCCCTGTGATGTGGCTCCGTTGCCGAGGTCTATCTGGTTCCTTGTAGCCCGATCATCTGATAAATCCCGATAAAGAAAATCCCCTTTCGCTCCCTGTCTTCCTTCGTGAAAGTCGAGAAGACTGTCAAGGTCGTCGGTTCGCAGGGCAGACCTAGAAAGATTAAAAATTCGGATCGGGTCAACCCATTCCACAATTCTTTGTTCGGCATCGCCAGTGTTGTCGTACTCGTAATTTTGAAACTGGATTTCTACGCTAAAATCCTTGTCTGGTAAAATCGGGAATTCGGGAAGATTTACGGGATAGGGATTTACAGGAAAATGGGCGGAATCGGTGACACGAACTATATGGGTAATTTCAACGTTATAGCCGAGCCTACTGCTCCCAGCAATCGAGCCTAGATAAAAATAATTAGCGGATGTCCGATAAATTTCACCGCCACCACCAACAATGCCAAACCCAGTATTTCGAGTATTATAGTCAGCCTCAGAAACATAGCCAATTCCTTGTATTTGTCCATACTTGGTGATAATTTTCCACAACTGCCCGAATGCTCCTAATCCCCCATCAAAAGTTACTATATCTAGTTTTGGGTTTTTATCCCAAGAAATAGGGATTGATGTGCGCCAAAAGCCAGGGCTGTCTCCTAAGCCGTTTAAAGGTTTTTCTCGACAAGTTCCGAATAGATGATAATAAAGCATTAAAGTAATATTTAGATTCTGGAATAATTTGTCTGATTTCTATTCACGGCATTCTAAGCAGGGCGTAGAAGGATTGACAGCACATTTAAGGCTGTAATGTCTTGACCAGTAAGAGCAACGCATCATTTTTAGTCTTTCTTGTTTTTTCCGTTCTATTTCTTCTGGTGTGAGGGCGGGATTGTTGTTAGATTTAACAATGGTTACGACGGCCATGCTTAATAGATAGCCAACGTAAAATAATCCGAAAAGTAGTTTCATGTTTGTTCGCCTTCAATTATTTCTTCTAAGGTTTCTATCGCTTTGTCCAATTTTGAAGCAGGTATTCGCCTAACTAATCCAATAAGCTTGAGAAACTTGTGGATTGTGGGATCATTAATAATGTCTTTGTTTTGAAATTTCATTAGCTATGTTGGGAAAGTTATTCCTTGAGTCCATACTCGCATTAAAATTCTTTCACTACCATAAACCCCTACACACATCCAAAAGGGATTATTACTGCCGTCAGGATCGACTACTTCGTTAGGATAAATTTGACCAACAGGAATAGCGAGGGATGTTTTTAGAAGATTCGATGCTACACCAATCGCACGATTAGGACTAGCATCATCCCTTATAATTAAATCGGTTGTGTTGGCTCCTGGTGTAGAAGTTTGGCAAGTAATTGAATAGTTAGCGATAGCATCGGCACTTGTTCCAGTGGGTACTCTTAGAGCCGTTCTAGTATTGTTATTAGGTAAAGTTGGGCGACCTCCCCCTCTTCCGATAGTCGCACTACTTAAGAAAAAATAGTAAGCGTTAAGAGGATAGTTTGAGCCGCTATAAAGCGGATTTTTAACCCATCCAAAATGCTTAAATATGTAGCTTGTGTTATTGTAGTCATTCCCACTTTGCGCTATACTAAAATAAGATAAGGATGAAGAATTTAGACACCAATACTGCCATGCACCTGTTGATACTTCCGTATTTGCTGGGTTAGTGGCAACATACGGTATTCCTGGAATGCCAGCGCTTGCAGTTGAATTTGAAGATGACATTTCAGAGTGTCCAAACCTAATTCTGCTCCCAGTTTGGGAAGGGTTTTCGTTTGCCGAGCTCCCTAGCGCTGGCAAACTAATCGTTTCACTAGGGTGGGGAAGTGTAAAGCCAAGTCTATCACCGAATTGAGTTACGGCACAGATTTGTCCAAAAGAACTGTTAATAAAGTCTCGTAGGGTTATATTGTTTGCAGATAAAGTTTGTGTTGCGCCGACAAAAAGGTTTGTCCTCCAACCATAATAAAAGTTTCCAACGTTATCAGAATTAATTAAATTTGGTGTACTCATGGTGTCCTATCAAATTGGTTAATGTCTTGAGCGCAGTAAATGAAAGTCCCATCAGCGGGAGACGTAGGAGGTCGCCATGTTTCTATTTGAGAATTTGCAAGTTGGCAATAAACGAAAGTCCCATCAGCAGGAATGCCTGTATCTCCCCATAAAACTAGGTGGCTAAACATTATAAGTACCCCTTAGAAACTGACCCAAAAAGGTTTGTTCCATCGCTAACAAAACTAAATATGTCGACTGCGTTAGCGGCTGTTGATAATACAGGAGTTAGCGAAAATTTATAGGCAGAATTAAGAGTAAGCGTTCTATTTCCTGTGCCATCTTGTCTCACAATTAAAATATAGGTTCCGCCCGCCTGAATATTAGTAGGAGCGGCTAATGTTCTGTTACCTGCAAGCGTTACGGTTGCTACTTGTTGAGTGTTTAAATTCCAGTTGATAGTTGCCCCGTCGGTTAGAGTAGCGAGGGGAAATCTTTGTTGAGTAGTGAAATTGTTAACAATCGCAAGCCTAGCGTAATTACTTTGTAAATCTGTAATAGTTGAGTTGATTTGTGCCTGTAGTTTTTGTAAAGCTGTCAATAAACTATCGGTAGCAGTAATCGCTGTATTTGTGCCTGTAGTCAAGCCTGTTAGAACAGTTGCTCTAACTTTGTCAAAAAAAGCAAAAAATCCTTTGTTGCCTGATTCTTTTCCATAAAAAGTATTGTCATTGGGATTGCCAGCAATACTTTCCGCTTCATCTACGATGCCATCTTCATCCGTGTCATAAACCGAGCGATTCATGTCACCTGCGCTAAAGGTAGTCCACGCGCTACCGTTGTAAAACAGATCGCTCCCAGAGACAAGCGACACTTTTAATCCAGCAAAAGGCTCGTAAAATAGCCACGCTCCCGATACTGGTTGACCGTTCACGCCGATGGACGGGCAAGCGATCTGGTTGGTTTTTCCCGCCCACGCTCCCGACGCGCCAGCGGGAACGATGTAAAAAGAGTCAGCGGTTAGTCCACTTATCGGAGGCGTTGTTAAGGTTCGGGAAAGAATCGGGGCGCGCCCAACGCTGACAAGCCGGAATAACTCGTTTGCGACTTGCTCTTTATATTCCTGAGAAGAATTTAATAAAAGCCCGTTATTTCCCAATATTCTCGTAGTCATCTCCGAACTCCTCGCGCATACATTTTTCTATCCAATCGGGATTACCGCAACAACGATTCAAGTAGTCCCAATAGCTTTTTACGTCATCTTTAGTATAGTTTGTCCCGAAAACTGCGTAAAGTTTCCAGAAAGCTTTAGGCCACCATTGCGATAGCTTATAAATTCTAACAATTTCGTAGCGCGCCCATTCTGGTTTTTTGCCCTTCTCGTAAGCTTCTCGTCTTGCCTGTCGATAAGCGTAGTAGAGGGTTTTGTCCTCGTCTGGAAGCATTAACTGAAGCTTTTCGTTGGCAATCCGTTTTTCTGTTCGAGCGGAAGGAAACTCGAAACCGCACTCTGGACAAACACGAGCGGAGGCGTGAACCATGCACCCGCAATTTTCGCACTCTTTGACAGGAGATTCTCCCTTTTCTGTGTTTGATGCCTTCCGAAGATCGGGATAGGTCACGTCTTCGATAAACCTGTGACGCTTGGTATTTCCTGCCTGATCTAAAACAAGGCAATCGGTTTTGTTAAGTTGAGGGCAGAGCCGTTGTCCTCGCCCCGTCATCTGGATATACAAAGTCATAGATTTTGTCGGACGGGAATGGATAATACAGCTAATTTCAGGCAGATTAAATCCGATTCCACAAGTATTGATATTGATAATCCCCCGCATTTTCAATTGCGCTACATTTTTAAAAATCTCTTTTCGTTCCTCCTGTGGAGTTTCTGCGGTAATAACGGCGACGGGAATTCCTTGATCGGTAAATTCTTTAGCCAGCGAGTCCGCGTGAACTTTCCCTGCGGCAAAACACACGAATTGACGGTTTTGTCCGAGTCGCTTGTACTCGGAAACAATTGATTGTACCGCCTCTAAGCATCGAGTTTCGAGTTCCGCCGCATCAAAATCGCCACCCGTAGTTTTAACCCCTTTGGTGTCAATTTGGTTTTTGGTGGCAAAGTACACGCATCCCAATAAAGCTTTCCGCTCGATCATCTCTTTCGGAGTCGGGCCGGTTACTTGCGTCTCGAAAATATCTCCTAACTCCTCCCGTTTTGACAATCGCCACGGGGTCGCCGTCAGTCCGATGACGATCTGGCTGTCCATTGATAGTTCTTTCCCAGAAAATAAATGTTCTTGTTTCCTTAAAATCTCCCATGCAGAATTCAATTCTTGCATCTTCTTTTTACTTCCCCCGTGATCGGGGTGATGGAGTAATGTGAGAGATTTGTACTTTTGCTTTACTTCCTCGAAAGTGACTCGATACCCGAATTCTAGACTTTCTCTCTCGATAGCGATGCCTAAAATAGCTAGTTCGGAACTAATATCTACTATCGAGGTTGTTTGTTTCCCGTCTTTGAGATTATTAAAATTATCTCGAAACCAAAGTGAATAGGCGGAAAGATGGCACTCATCAAGAAATATTACTTCAGGATTAAACCAAGAAATATCTCGTCTTGCTAGTGTTTGTGTGGTGGCAATTTGTACTTTTTGCAAACGATCTTCTCTATAGTTTCCCGCTATAACTCCTGCGGTTAATCCGAATTTTTCAAGAGCGTCTAGAGTCTGGTCAATCAAGCATATAAACGGCACGACGATCAGGGTGCGGCGGTGCTTTTTAATCGCTGCATCGTAAATCATCTGACAGAATAGGACAGTATTGTGGGTTACGGTAAAATCTCCTAGTAAAAAACGGCGATTTCCGTCGATTGTAAACCCATAGTAATCATCTTCCTTCAAAAACTCTAGCTTGAAATTCGTTCTTAAAACATTGCATTTCTGTTTTTCTATGTATTCTTTCGGGGTTTTCTTGTATTCGGTCTTGATCGGGATAGTCTCTGTGTTGCCGCTAATTCTGACACGATAGTAAGTTTCTCCTTTTACTTCTTTGGTTCCTACACTTGCAAAAAAGCCTAAAGAGCGAGAGAGAAAAACAATTTGATCCGCAAGTTCTTTTCTTCTTTGCGCTATTTCGTAGCCTCCATTTATCTGCCAGTGTCCGTCCGTGTCAAGAAGTCCAGCGAGAAGTTCTAACCTGACTTCTCTTGAGTTGATTAGATAGTTTCGAGGGATATGCTTGTTTTCGATGAGAGATAAGTCTTTTATCATGTTTAGCAAATAATTTTTTCCTGGCCCCTTCTCTCCTGTTGTGATCCTATGAAGCTGAGAATTCGGATTGTCATTTCTTGCATCAGAATAGACTTTCATCCCTAAACGATCAGCGTATTTCTTGATATAGTCGATCAATACAGGATTGGACGTGCAGACCCCCGTGTTCCTGTGATTGCCATCTCCTAGCCATATTCCAAGAAAGTAGGGGTCTATCGTGACAGGCTTGCTATCGAATTCTACAGGAACCCGATAGAGCAACATCGAGATTTGAATATGTTTCGGGAGAGAAAGATACTGATCAATAGAAAAATCGTAAATATTTCCGTTAATCCATCCTGATTTCGGGTAGCTTCTCCCATTATAAACTAGCGAAAGAATGTGACTACGATTGCAGGTAAACGGCTCTCCCTTGTTCGGGATTACCTTTACCATAGTTTCTCTTCCTCTACAGATTGAATCGACATGACGGGGCTTGCTGTCATCCCCCATCAGAATATCCCCTACTGCAATATTTTGTGACAGCTTCACGCTACCGTCATACATAATAATTGGCGTATCTTTTGCTAGACACTTACCGTAGCCGCACGGTGCAACTACTAGCACGCGCTTGAATCCCGATCTAAGCTGATCATAAATCTCTTTTTTAAGAGCTTTTTGATCAGGGCGAAGTTGGATTGTCGGGGTCGGAATCCTAAAAGGTTGTTCTTGGAATAAAGTTAAATTCATTTTGTTTATACTCCACAATGCCCTGCACATTCTTTTCCGAAGCCGTAATCGATTCCGAGGGGTATAGAGAGTTGTTCGATTACGGCTTCCTCTAGTGGCAAACACGACGAATGAACAAAAATATCTTGTCGGCATTTGCCAATAGTTACTAAATGTTGAATTTTTTTGTCAACTTCTACAGCCCGAGCAAATTCATCGGGTTCTTCTTGCCTCATTCGCATCCATTCTTGTCGATGCTTAAACGGACAGAAGAAACATGATGATTTTGATACGTTCCGATTTAGATGAAGGTAATTGTAAACGGCGCAATCGTTGCGATTCCACCCTAGATAAATAAGCGGGTGTTTGTTGTTGAGCCACTTATCTTGATTAATTTTCGCTCTTCTCTGTTCATCAACAGAAATTCCGAGCCAAAGTTTAGCGGTCAGGGGTGGGATTCTTTGACCTTTTTTGTATCCCAGTCTGGCGCGGATTTCTTTTTGGATCGGCTTAATTTTAAATTCTTCGGTACACTGCCTTTTTAGCATTCCGACTTGACCATCTAACGACCTTGTAAACCATGGAATAGAAGCGAGTCCCCACCATTGCTCGTGAATTGGAATGATTGATCCATTTTTTTCAATGCGCTGAACTACTACCGTGTCATACTCGGCTCTTGACAGCATTTCAAATATTTGGTTAACGTGATCGTAAATCGCTTTCGGTTCCGCTCCTGTGTCGGCAAAAATAATTGTTTTCGGGAGAGTTAATCCAAGATCGAGTAGTTTGTGGGGTTCATGAATTAATAGAAGGGCTATAGCGGTTGACTGAACGCCGCCGCCAAAGGCAAAAAATGTTTTACTGTCTAGGTTTTGCATTTTAATTCATCGAAAATTTGGGTTTGAACCCCCGCCCTTTAGCGATAGCTACCAATAAGGCTTAGAGGAAATCCGAACTAGGGAAGTATTCGGAGGTCTGTGACATCTAACGGCTCGACGGGCTATTCACCGCTTACGTTGTCCGAATTAGCCCAGACAATCCTCGTCTCTTTCAGGGCGAGGTTGGTGAACCTCTTTTAGTGCGATAGTACCATAAGCCGATAAGGGCATATCGCTATTTAACAATTCAAAGGTGTCGTAATGTCTGACGCTCCGATAAGCGCCAAGCGATTTGTTTTGGTATTTGCCCGTTATTCGTATTAGCAAAAGACTTCTTTTGCCTACTGGCGATATAGATTTTATAACCCCCTCTATGAATAGAGGTTCAAGGTTAAACAAAATTACTGTATCGCCAACTTTTAAATTTGCTACAGTTTTGGGTTTTTCTGATTTCATGGGATTCTAATCTCCAGTTTTCCATCTTTAATCGTAACGGCAATTGATTCAAAATGTCTCGCAATGCCCTTGCGCGGGTTTTTGGAAAACAGAGATAGCCATCTCCGATCCCCTCGATCTGCAATTGATAAGAGAGAAAGAAAGGTCGAGGGGTTAGAGTGATTTTTATTCCTGATCGAGATCGGTTATTCTAATTTCCTCGTGTTGATTCTTCTCTATACTTCATTCTCCATTCCTTAGCGTTAAACTTGCACATTGCTAAATGCGCTTTAAATCGCTCGACAGACTCTCTTTCTTCGACTTGTTTGACAATCCCTTTGGGATTTTCGGGATCGTGTTCCTTTATGGATTCCCAAGAAATAGCTTTTTCTTTTTCTTTCATTTTGATACTCCTTGTTTTAGGGATTTAACTTGACTGGACAAATTCCAAAGCGTTTTAGGTGTGCATTTATCTCGTTGAGTTTGTGAGATAAGATTTGTTTTTTTAACTTTCCAGTGGGGTCGAGGTCGCCCCTTGCTTTAGAGTAGTATTGTCCCCGATACCAAAGGGCTAGATAGGAAAGAGTTTGTCCGCTTTCATTTAATAAAGATTTCATTGATGCTCCTTAAGTGTTTCCATTAATTAAATCATATCAATCTTTTCTTGAATTGTCAAGTAATTTCCGTAAAATCTTCCTTCCGAAAACAATAGAATTTGTGTCCCTTCCATTCGGGGAATTCGGGATCGACTGACTCGAAATGGTAATAGATTCCGAGTGCGGTTTTTATCGTTCCAATTGGTTTGCAAACTTTAAATGTTTGTCCGAAAGAATTCACTCGGTAACGGCGATCTGGATGGCGTGATTCACAATATTCTCCAATCATCGGGATCACGTCCCCACGTCGTTCACATAACAACTTCCGAACGGCAAACTAAACCGAGCCACAGCCTCACCTATTCGAGCTTCTGCTTCAATCAGCCAATTGCCGATCGTGTCGATGGTCACGCCCACGATTCGGGCGATCGTTCGGGTCGGAATAGTTCGCTCTCCCGTGTCTATCGGTTCTGCGGTTCGGATCAGAACTTCCTGCCGCTCAAAATTTGGCAAACTGTCAAGGTGTACACCATCAGCCGAGTATTCTTCGGGGCGGGGCGGTTCGGTCTTTTGCTCCGAAGCTAGAACAGTAAACTCTTCTTCCTCGAATACTATTTCTTCTACGGCGATCGCTTGTGGCTCTTGGAAGTGTAGAGTTTTTCCCTCAAGCCGTCCGTGTCCGGCTTTCTGCAATTGACTGAGTAGTTCAAGAGCGAGTCCAGAGTTCATCTTTTGCCCGTCAATCTTCCGGCTCTGAAATTTTTGGTGAACCTCGCGGGTCGTAATTTTGCCAAAAGTTCTCACGATTTCCCAGATTTCATGCAGAATACCCTGAATGGGATTCTGATCGTCGCCCCCGGTGATGCCCTGAATAGCGAGAAATTGGTTGATATAAAAATCGGTCACGGCGGCCGCTTTCGCTGCGGTCTGGACGGGGATTTTGTAAAGATCGGTGTGTTCGGGATCGTAAATCCAATTCAGCAAGTGGATGGTAATAGCAAACCGCAAAAACTCTTTCATCTGTTTCCCGATGTACGCCGTAAAAGCGGGGTTTTTGGCTCGATTTTGCTTAACGAGATTGTTGTAGCGGTGATTCACGTCCCATGCAAAAGTTTCGCCTTTCTCGGTAAACCAAAGATCGTAACGTTCGACACCGCTTTCCCCGATTTCTAGCTCGATACCGCTTACCCGATTAAACGCTTCTAGTATCAAGTCCTCGACCGAGTTCTCGTCCATTGGCGGGCGACCGGGGACGGGATCGAGCGGTTCGTTGATCAAAAAATGAAACCGGGAAACTAGCCCATCCACATCATCGGAAAGATCGAGGTACTTCCGAAGTTTTCCGACTTGTATCCCCCCCAATATATTAAGGGTTTGCCCGTTCATGCTGTACCGACTCTCGCGGTTTACGCGGTCAAAAGTGAATTGTAGCGGATCGTTCCAAGCCTCTAGTAATTTCTGGCGATCACTTCCCTTTCCGCCGCTCTTGTACTGGTTCATCCCGTCAAATAGCCCGGTTAGTTCGTCGGCCAGCCATACCGAACCTTGCCACGGGGACTGCAAGGAAATCGATTTTAGAATTGCATCTAGGGTTCCATGATCGTAGACCCATCGTTTAGCCTTGCAGTGTTCTCGCTCGTAAAGGCGCGGGTTAACGCTAGGATTTGTGATGTTCTCCTTGCGTTCCTCGCGGGTCATTTCAGCCCATGAGGACTTTAAGTCTTCAAGGTGTACCTCTTCTTGATCCACTCGCATTTGCTCGACTTTATCCCGTTCCTTCAAAACGCGGTAAATCTGCTTCTGTGTCGTGGTTTTTCCGCCGCTCGGATAATCTACATCCGCCATGTAAAAGATTGGGGATTCTTTCCAACAATTCCTGGAGTTTCTCGCTGTGCGGAGATTGACAGCAAATCGAGAACCGAGGATTGCGCCCATGACCGGCCAGAGCGAATGCAGTAGTCGGATCGATGGCTGGTTGATCGTCTTAGCCCGTGAATCTAGAGCTTCGGCGAGGGGGCGGGGAACGATCTTGAATATATCGAGCTTGTCTTGCCGATAGTGATTATTCTGGAGAAAGTCAGTTATTCCCGTGTCGATCCGTTCTGACTCTTCTAGTTCCCGTTCCCGTGCCTTTTTCAGTTCGCGAATATCGCTCGGTGTCTTGCCCGTGAGTTTTGCCCACTCATGTATCTTCGCTTCCCACTTAGTAAGGGTCAGGTGTTGTTCGATCGCTGCGTCAATGGCGGGGACGATATCCTCTAGGGATAGCAGTTGCTCTGTGGGTTTGCTTTTAGGCTCCCTAACCCGTAATTCTTTCGGGGTATCGACTACACCCGCCAAGACTTGCTCTTTTGTGGCTTTTGTTTCCTCGATCCAATCGATTAAATCGCATCCTCCGGATTCGGGAAGATGATCCCACAATGGGGAATCGGGGTAGGCGTACAGGAAGCGAGCGTCGGGAAAATCTTGATAGATGCGCTGAACGTGCTTCACGCCAGGATTATCCCGGTCTGGGCAGAGAATTAGTTTCGCTCCCTTCAAAAATTCCGAGTGTGATGGTTGCCATTTTCCCGCCCCGCCGAGGCTACAGGTGGCGACGAATCCCATCGCTTCTAACTTCTCTACCTTGTTCTCTCCCTCGACTACTAGAATCGGAGTTCCCACCCCGATCGCTTTCTTCAGTCGTTCGGCATGGTAAAGGGGAATCTCGCTGTAGTTAATGCCTTGCAGGTTCCAATTCCACGTTTTCCCGTTGTTTGTCGAGTGTTGCTGACGAATTTCTTTTTTCCATCGCCCGTCTTCTTGGTAATCCTTCCGGTACACTTGGACGATCGTGCCGTTGGCAAGCTTGGGATAGGCGTAGTAGGTGGTTTTCTCTTTCTTAAATTCTGAAAACTTCTTGTCACGCTTCAAATAGTAGATAGAATCGCCCGCGCTGTCGGTTTTTCCCGACTTCTCCCACCCCTCGCCGGGTTCCGCTCCTCGCTTGCAGACAGAGAGCAGATTTCCCTCATCCGATGTGAATCCGTAACAGTAATTTGTTTCGTTTCGATTCCCGCAGTGGGGGCAGGGTTGCAACTTGACGCGATTGTGTGTTATCATAGTATTCATAAGATACATTTGTGTTTTGGAACTCGCTCCCCGCGAGTTTTTTTATTGGACATCGGAATTCTCCCGAAAAGATTCTATTAAAAATCCTAACAGAAAATTCCTGACAAAGGAATACTACAGAAAGTAATCTTAAGTAATCTGTCTAATTTTTTTACGAAGCTTGGAAACATAAAAAGAATCAGCTTCTTTCTTGATTTCCTGTTCGATTTCTGGGGGAATCGAGAGATATAAAGTGATAGCTGACTCTAAAAGCTCTCTTTTGGTTTTTCCCGTCTGTTTTTCCCTCTCCCCGACACGATCCCAGAGATCGGAATCAATGTACGAGGAAAATTTTGTGGCGGGAGATTTTAGTTTGGCAGTCATGATAATTCTAGTAATGCGATAGATGGCTCTGTTCTTAGAATAGCACAGCGTCTGTCCAATATTGACATTTATGTTATGTTGTCGTGTTTATGGAATACGCGCTAGAATATTTTGTATTCCATTAACATACACACTAGAAAGTTGATATGGCTGTATCGCGTACTGTTACCAACGAAAAAGGCGAAAAAGTTCCGAGGAAGCGCACAAAATCTTCTGCGTTAACCGAGCATGGAATTGAACGCCTCGGCAAATGTCTCAAAGAAAAACGAGAAAATTTGGGGATGACCCAAGAAGCTTTTACGGATTGGATCGAAGCGGAAGGAGCAAGGCTAAAAATCCCCGGGGCAAGAGTATCTGTTGGGGCGATCCAAAACTGGGAAGTCACCCGCATTGCCTCTTGTCCCGATCTTGGAAATATGCGACTCTTGGCTGCAGTATTTGGGCTTGACACAGATTCGTTCGTAACCTACCTAAATGGTGAGTGGGATTCAATTAGCGAATTTACAAAAGACCCTAATTATCGCAAACAGGGACAGCCGAACCTAAATCCCAATCTAGCGGCCGAGATATTCCGAAATGCCGACATTCAGGTTAAAGCCCCGATTATTGTCGGGGAACTACAGGCACTTTTTGCTAAAATTTCGGATTTTCAAGCAATTGCGAGAGATTTTAAGTCTCTCGCAACATTCTTGAGCGTCTACCCATTGATCGGACTTCAAATCTAGATAGACTTGGGACAATAGATTGATCTGAGTTTTTAAATGGTAGACACGGCGCTTTAGTTACTCAATCTCGTTCATGTCAGGATTAGCAAATAATTTTGACACTATTAAAATTAAAAACGGCAAGTCTTTAAAATGATCTCGATCACCGTGGGAGGTGATAAGTTAGAGCAGGCATTCGATTCGCCGACCGTGGCACGACCACTCCATCCTTCTGCATCTGGATCGTAGAATTTTTCGGCTTCCGAAAGTACGGAGTAAGTTAACCTTGCAAAGTTGATTTTTTCGGTTTCGGCATCAGGGTGATATGGATTGCAGGCAAGAGTGTACTTGTTGCCAACGAATTTTTTGCTAGTAAATTTGTCAATTTTTTTGGTTACGATTACATCGTGCATCGTAAGGATGATGGGAAAAATATCATAATAATTATCGATCATGCGATCAATCGACTGATAAACACAACGGGGATCGATGTAGGTTTCTCCCAATCCCGACATTGTGACTATCGCACAACCTTCATAAAAGGTGATCCGATTTTCTTCGATTAGCTGATCTGTGAATCCTTTGACCTTTTCCCAGTATTCATCGACTTTCGGGTGATCACACGGCCAATTATCTTTTCCCTCGATAGCTTTGACAAGATTCCAGAACGACCGCTCAAACGCGCGGGAATGAAAGTATTCCTTATCTTCGATTGTCCATTCCCGTCGATCTTTGGGCATATCCAGATCGATTGCAAGATCGTCCGATTCACACTTCATCCCCGCTACACATTGAGCGGCAAAATCGGCGTACTTGGATAGAAGAAACGGGACGGCAAGGTGATCGCAATCGTAGGAAATGGCGCAGAGCTTCATTTCGGCATTGTCTTGATTCCAAAGATATTGGCTCTCTTTTTCACTTGTCCCTAGATACGCCATGTACAAATGCACTGCGCTACAGATAGCGTCAGCGTCTAATTGGGTGGTGCAAAAAAGGATATTGTTGTCTTTCTCTTTCGGGAATTGAGAAGGAAGATCTATCCCCATTTCCGCGTTAATTTCAATTGTTTTTTCGATGTCATCGATTTGGATCTTTTCGCCTCCCGGTCGATGGTGATCAAAATGCCAATCCCTTGATCGGGGTTTCCATCCAGGGACAGTTCCATCGATCATGATTACTGAACATTCTCCGATTTCTTCAATCTTGGCGTTGAGAACTTCCGCGCGGGTTGTGACTAAAAAATTAAGGGTCATTGCTGTTACTCCTGATGATTGTTGATAAAAGGTGATCGGCGTTGTCAATGCCCCCTGACAAGCTTTTTAGAAATCGTCCGAATCTTCAGAGACGGGGACAGTTTTTAGTAATCTGTCCTCGATCATTGCGTCTACTTCTGCGCTGATTTCTGGATTGATTTTGTTGCCGACTACTTGTTCTGCGGTAAACGTAACTTTTCCTCCCGTGTCGGGATTACCGCTTTTATTTAACGCGGTAATTCTATCAAGAACAGCTATTTTTAGAGCGTCCTTATTTTTGCTGTTTTCTTTGTAAATTGATTCCGCCACAAAAGCGTCAACCCCTGCGTTTACTAATGCTGTGACGTGAATATCTTTCCAGCATTTCCCCTTAGCTTTTTCGTCCTTGAAAGCATTGTGCTTTTTGAAAATATCTCTCGCAGTATCTGAACTCATTCCCAATTCATTAACTGCGTAGTTCATCATTCGGGGAACCCATTCGGAAATATCGGGTTCGGTTCGAGGCTTGACTACTTCCACATTGATTGCGTCCCCGTTTTCGTTTACTTCTGCTCCTAGTTCGTCAAAGGAATAAACAGGCGCACCGAGGGCGAGATCGGGACAGAACTCGCGGAACCCATTAGAGATACACCGAGCGAAAAGCATATTCTTAGGAAACTTCTGCCAGTTTGGATTACTACCGAGTCCTGCGGTTTTTGCGTCCAGCATCGTGAACGAGGTCACGCCGAGCGATTCCCACTTGCCCTGTATTAACTCAAAAAATTCAATCTCGCACTTGTCAGCGTCGTGCAATAATTTTTTGTATCGATACTTACCTGACCCCTTAATTAGGGTAGCCATTAGGTTGGCACTAATAACAGGCTTGCCTTTAATGATATGAATTCCAGTCATCGAGGCAAAAGCGGGAATCCCCAACTCTTTCCCGGCAAGAACTTTTACAAAACATTGTGCCACTGATTGCGTATCAGTAAACAGCTTGGACTCTGCCATTAAAGACGCTAGTTTTTTCATGTCGTCAATCGTCTTTAACTCTAGCGGACTCGATGAAGCTTTAACAATTTCGCCTGACATAATTTTATCTAAAGAAAACTCAACTTTCTTAAATCATATACAGTCTTTCTTGAATTGTCAAGTAGATTTCTAAATTATTTTAGAAATCTAAGATTAGGGAAAATAGCGAGGTGGGTAGTACAAGTATCCTACGTTGAGGATGTTAAAGCGATGTTAGGGAGTAAATAACATAAGAAAAAGTATATATATCAATACTTCTATCCTTTTGTTATGGATGTTTCCCCGATCCTCGACTCTCGTTTTTTCTCTACAGAAAACCTTCATCTTAGCGGTTGACCTCGCTTATCCCTCTCCTATCCTTCTTTCTCACTAGGATCGGGATAACTCCAATAACAAAACCCTAGAACCCGTTCCCCGTGGACGTTTCGGGATGTTAGAAACTCTCTAACATTGGAGGGGGAAAAATAACAGAGAAATTACTTGACAATTCTGATCGGGATCGATTAAGATAAGGATAAGAATCGCACTCTCGACGTAGGGAAAATTTTATATCAAAGGACTAAAAGCTTACGCCCCCCTGCAAAAAGGAGATTTTTATGCGTTTTTTTGAAGAAATCATAGAAGGAGAAACAGGAAAGTTATTAGATGAATTAGGATTAGGACATAAATTGTCTCTTTTGGAAAAAGAGACAGAATTAGAGTTGACAGAGCTAGAGCTATTGCTCATTGTATTAAAAGCTGTTGTTTGCCCAATTCTATCTCAATATTGTTACCATGATGGACTTCGCTTTAAGTCAGATGAATATGCTACCAAAAATAGTTTCTCTTATAGTGGCATGATCGTATGGTTTATTACTTGTTGCGTTAACGGCAAATATATTGATGTAGTTGGCAAGTCACCAGAACAGGCGGTTTTTAACTGTATTAAATTGTTTACTGGAATTGTTGCCAATAAAGATTCCGACACTGATCAGCATAACTTCTTTATTGAGTTTAGAAATAATATGGAATCAAACAAAAGGATGTATGAACGCTTCTATGCCTGACTAGATTTAAAGTCTCTTGTGAACTCTCCGATAATGTCGGAAATGCTTCAAAAGTTTTTAGAAAAAACAAAAACCGATGTTAGTTAAACGCTCACCCCTAATGCTTCCTTGAAAGCCACGGGGTAACTTGAATTCTGAAAAACCCGAACAGTGTACGCCGATTGGACTGATCCCCAATCGGCTATTTGTTGTGCTGAGGTGTAGGTGACAGATCGCTCTCCCACCCCAGTTACGAATTCCCGTCTTATCGTGCTACCGTCGTAAATTCTGACCGTGTAGGTATCGAGTTCACCTGGGGCAAACGGAATATCGATATAGTCCGTCCATCGGCCGTTAATCCGCGTTCTCCGATACCACGAAATGATTACGTCACCGCCGACTCGTTCCGATGTCACAACCGCAGGAAACGGCTTGACGCTTTCTAGTGTGACTGTGTGGATTGTCTCGTTAGCAACTTCTGTCTCGGTCAATCCATCTGGCACGATTTTAAAACGAACTTCCCGGTTGACATCGAACAATTCAGCAGGTAGGCGGACAAGATAATCAGTAAGCAGTACGAACCGCTCTCCGATAGCGTGATTGTCAATAAAAGCCTCGGTTCCTTTAGTGCCACGAATCATGTAGGAAATATCAAAAGTTAGTGGATTATTCGAGACAATTTCCGCATTTTTAAAAGCGATAATTTCGCCCGTAGAAAACCAACCGAGTTGTTTTCCTGACAAGAATTTCTCAAGTGTTACTGGCTCGATTTCTCCTGAATCCATTCTTACTTGGACTGTATTGAGGTCGTCAATAAAATTAGGAGACGAATTATTAAAGTTTGTGCTAAAACTTAACACTGTCCCTGTCACACTTTCGCCAGTAATAGCAGTAGCAAAAAGGTAGCTTTCCCCGCCGTCCTCGGAGTAAAATATTGTCCCAGTTCGATAGTCTTCATCTCCTTCAATTGCAAGATAAAAACCCAGATCGGCATCCGAGGAATTAACCGGTGGGCATTCAATAACAATCGCTGTAGCCGAACCGTAGCTTGCAGGAGTTTCGACGGGAGGGGCAAATGGAAGATCGACAATAATTTCGGGCAAAATATCGCTTGTGAGTTGGTCTATGCCAGTACAGTCAGTTACCTGTGACCACGTTGAGTCGGCAGTGAGTCCATGGGCTGTATTTTGAGTAAAGATTAGATTGTCGTCGGCATCATAAATCCTGAGTTTGGTATTAGGCAATGGCGAAATCTGACCTAGCGGTAATGTAGTTTCTACCCGCATCGGGGAGCGGTAAAACACTATCGGGCTAAACACCGTTCCCTTTTGAATGCGCGTAATCCACTCTCCAAATTGGGGAGGAACTGGGGCATTGTACACTCCTAAATCGTAGACCGCTATATGCTTGCACTGGTTTGAAAAGCCCTGAAATCGAGTCGCTTCTAACTCGATCAAGTACCCTGCGCCTCTAACTTTTTTTGTGATCTGTAAAACCTCTCGATGGAATAAGCGGTCGCCGTCTGCCGATATTAAATCTCCTACGGCAAGATCGTCCCATGTGGGCAATAAAAACATTTTAGAAAACGTTTTGGATTGCGAGCGTCCGAGGAAAAGAATGCGAGATGCAAGCGTGATAAATAAGTTATCACTAGATATTAATTTGGTTTGAATTGTTAGTTCGTTAGTGTGTTTTGCGGCGGGGTCTTTTGCGACAACTGAAATAGCGTCTTGGTCTTTATTAATGTTTAATCCGTTTACTGTTACGGCACTTGGGATTTCTCGAAAATGTGTAAGCTTTATTTCATATAAATCTATCGGACGATCTCCGAATTTTTTTGCCCCTAATGACAGTTTCGGGATATGGGTGACTTCCCCTGCTGTTTGCTGTTTGAAAATAAGCTTATCTTTTGTTTCTCTGACTATCAAGAAAAACGCTCTCAATAATTCCCCGATCTGATCGGCGAACGAGGTTCCATCAAATAGTAAATCAAAGCCTTCAATCTCTAAATTATCGGGAACCCCGCTCACATCGACTTTATTTTCGGCTATTCCCGCTATTTCGCAAATTCGTACAAGAATATCTTTGACTTTAGGATTTTCGCCGCTTTGCCCCACAACTTCCACTTCAATTTGAGGAAATCCACTGCCTTCATATTCAGCGATTGGATAATCATCAAAAGCCATATAACTCCATCCTTTAAATACAGGAATGGGGTAGTCTGGTTCGTTCTCTTGGATTACCGAGGATGGCGTAGTCTGATCGCCCGTGTAGATTGTGCAATGCTCTAAAAACCTTTCGCTTCTCGGGTCATCCGACTCACTACTATAAACCAATATCCGGTTCATCCAAACACGCCGGACAGAACTGATTTCCCGTGCGATTAGATAAGCGGCTGTTAAAAAGTAGGAAAAAGTTTCTATTTGTGTCCCACCACCTTTCCCTCCCGATACTTTTCTTCTTTCTTTTAGCTTTAAAGCCCACATCATCGGCAATCCTTTTTTTCGCACCCGCCCAAAGGGGAGGGAGAGGGAGAATCCGAACTCAGCATCGGGAACACCGGTGTCCTCGATTTTCCCTTTTTGCTGTCGCGGGCCAGACGGGGCTAGTAGTGTTAGGAGTAGATTGGCTCCGAGTCCGATAGCGGTAGGGATTAGGAAATTAGCCACGGTTTAAACAAGAATCTTAAAGTTTATGTTAATATTTTACCCGATAAATCAAAACAAGCGTTCTTATGACATCAGCGAGATAAGAACAGATTACGCCTTTTTTCGTGTCGGCGTGAAGATATACCTCCTTCCCCGCATAAATGCCGACGTGAGTTATTACACCCGCTCGCTTGAACACCAGCACATCGCCAATATCGGGTTTTCCTTCCACACGGACTAGATAGCGATCAAGGGATTTTACAAGGAAGTTGTTTCTAGGAATTCGTTCGTAGTTTTCGAGGGTAAAGTCTGGCGAGAGAAACCCCACGCTCACTCCAACGCCGGCGAGGAACCCGACGCAATCGCAACCGATACCTTTTTTGCTCTGTCCATGATGCCATGGCGTTCCAATCCACTCGATCGCCTCGGTAACGATCCGCTCACCGATTGGCGCAATAACAAACGTGTTCATACTCGCTATTCTTCTGTATAGACCCCATCGCTAACCCGTTGCGGTAAATCGTGCAGAGATTCTCCTGTATTGTCCGATCTCCCCGGCACGACGGTAGTACCCCCCACACAATCGCCGCCACGATCATGATTACCACCGTTATTAATCCTTTGCTCATCCAAAAAATCTCCGCTTTGTTCGCTCATTTTGGGCGTTCTCACGCTCTTTTAACTGAGTTAGGGAATATCCCATATCATTTCGTGATTCTATCGTAACATTGCTCACATTGGTGATCGAGAGGGATTGATTAGACGAATTATTGTTCGAGGTCGTAACGCTGTAGCCAGTTCCCCCGACAAATCCCCCGCTGGCGTAGTTTTTGATCGGGGCATTTTTGTATTCCAGATAAGACTTGGCTTCGTTTGCGGGGATAACATATTCGTCTTCGTTGGCCACGATCAATCGGGGGTTTCTCCCTCCGCTCATAGACCGTTCACGCCGGAAGGCAGAAATCACATTTTTCTCTATCGGGGCATCGGCTCCGATTTTTCCGCCAGAACTAAAGAGGCTGAATCCCGTTCCTAGAGAAAAGTTAGATGCACCCGTAAATGGGGTAGAGGCAATAGGCGAGCTAAATCCGCCGAGGGAACCAGTGAATAGGCTTATTGCTCCTCCTAGTAGCCCACCTCCTCCGCCGCCAGACGGGACTGGGGAAGATGCCCTCCCACTTCCTCCAAAAATTTGCATGAGCAACTGATTGGCCGCCATTTCCCCGATTTTCTGTAGAAAGCTGGTCAGAACGTTCAGCATTTGCTGTAGGGTGTCCCGTCCCCCAGTGAACGCGGATCGGAGTAAATCCCCAAACGCTCCCACCGCAGGATTAGCCTCGATAAACGCGGAAGCGAGGTTAGCCTGTTGCATTTTGTCGAGGGCGGACGACATTTCAAATAACTGGGTAGGAGATAAAGCACCTTCTTGGGCATATCGCTGGAGTTCGAGGCGACGACGAGCGAAGTCTGCTTCTATGCGGAGCTTTTGCGCTTCTCCTGCACTGAAAAGCGTTCCGAGTGGGTTCATCCGATTCCCCGCGTCGATCCCGTCTGCAATTAGATTGTTGTAACGTTCGAGGGCGGCTACCCGCTCATCCTCGATCATTCGCATGGCGGCCGCTTCACCCCTGATCTGTCCATAGACGCTCAGTTGATTGTCGAGAGCTTTGTATCCTTCAAGAATAGCGGTGTTTCGTTTGTTTTCGGCTTCAAGAGCCTTGAATGCGTCATCGTTACCCGTGTCTTGAAATAGCCGCGCCCGTGTTTCTTCCGAGTTTTTAGCGAAATCCGAGGTAAGTTGATCGAGCGATCGAATTTGGGACTGGATCGACTCTCGTTGTTTTTCGATCTCCCGGCTCCCATTGCGTCGGGCTTGTTCGATTTTTTCCGAAAAAGTGAGATAGCCCTTAGAGGAGCGCATTAGGTCAGTCGAGGTGTCTCCCGTGTCTCTCAATCCGATCTCGGCTTGAATTCGAGCCTCCTGTGTTTGTTGGATCAGTCCTGCGATCCGATCAAGGTTTTCCCGCCTTGCCCGTTCGAGTTTAAGTAGGTTTTCTTCTTTTTGATTCTGTAGGGTTTTCTCACGGGTAATCCGAATTTGAGTATCGAGTTCCCTAGCTCGATCGTAGTCAAAAGTTGGGAGCGGCGTGAGCGGGATGTTCGCTTGTGGTTGTCCCGTCAGCACACCAGAATATCTTCCGACGTTGCCAGCGTTGTAATTCGCTCTTTCTTCGGGAGTGAGAGGCTGAAGGTTCGGGTTGAGAACTTCCCGCGTAAAACCTTCCCAGTTTTTGTAGAGACCCGATCGCATTAGCAGGCGGTCAAACTCTTCTGACCCTGAAGTGCCGACTTGCTGAACTACCGAGGGGTGACGGATTTCGTCGGCGTTGACCGGCGATCGATAGCGCATCGTTTTGGGATCATAATTCGGGGAAGGATCGTATTTGTAAATCCGCCCGTTGCCATAGTCAATGTAGTCTCCTCTCTGTAATGTTCGGGGATTGTTCGAAGTTCCCTGTCTGTATTGTTCGGAGCTTTCGCTATTGTTCGGAGCTTCCCCGATTGCTAGGGCTACATTCGGGACTTTTCCGCCCGCAATTTTTCCCGATTTAGCGAGTAGTTTCTTGGAATTCTCCAAAATTCCTGCCCATATTTCGTTAAGCGACTTAAATGTTAGTTGTTGCTGTGATAGTTCACGGACTATCTGGACTTGTTGCATCCAGAAATCCCGTAGCTGTTTTAAGCGGTTCCGTTCGGCATCGTAGATTTGCTCTTGAATGTCTCGTAATTGTCGAGCGAACTGGATTGACTGATCTCGAATGTCGAGCGGCCGTGTTCTCAGGCTATCCGCTTCGCCTTGAATCGAGGCTATTTCATCCCGATATTGTAGGATGAGGTCATCTAATTGCTTCTGTAGTGAGCTTACGCCAGGTGTGCGCCCAGAAAGCATCGACACCTGCAAGCGTTGGTTTTCGAGACTTCTTTGACTTGCTCGGAATTCGTTTTCCGCTTCGATGAGAGATCGTTGTAACCCACGGATCATGTCTCCGTAGGCTTCTTTAAACCCTCTTACCTCGCGGGCAGATTGAATCTGGTAATCCTCGATCGATACTCGGAGGTCAACTACCTGTCTTTGCAGTCCGGTGTAGTAATCCTCAATGTCGGTTGTCTGGTCACGCAGGGATAATTTTGCTTGCTCGATCTGGAGTTGAATTCGAGCAATATTGGCTTTAACTTCGAGGGGATCGCCCTTGAGTGTCCCGACTAGCTTTGATTGCTCAAAAGCGAGTTGTTTGTAAAGTTTTGAGATCTCGATTAGTGTCTGGTCACGGGCGAAAGTCTTGACCTGATTTGACGCGGTTCGAGCGGTCAGCCCGATCTGTTTATTGGTTGCCTCGATCTCGATCGCCGTAGTCGTATAGAACTCAACGAGATCGTTTTGCTGATCCCGTAAGGTTAAGCGTGTCCGGGCGATGTTCGTTTTAATTCGGGCAATATTTGAGCGAATTTGCAAGGGATCATCGACGTTTGCCGCCAGTCTTTCTTGTTCGACTGCTAATTGCTTGTAAAGCTCCTCTAGGGATACCCGTGTTTCGGCAGGTTGTAACGAGCGAAGCTTGCCTGTCGGTGTGGAGGAGTAGAGCTTTTCCTGTTGTCCTGCGATTAGGATTTCGTTAGCCGCTTGTTTTTCGGACAGCTGACGGCGTTTCCGTTCGGTGATTATTTCCCGATTGATAGACTGAATTTCTTTCTCGGACTGTAAAATCTCTTGTCTAGTTGTGGCGTAAGTTTTCGCCATTTCTAGGATGTTTTTAAGGGCGGCGTTCGATTCGAGATCGCCCGAATTTTCGGACATGACCCGCTCGATCGCTTCCGGGGAAAGTAGATTCCTAGCGATCGCCTCGGAAAAATTCCCGACCCCTAATCGCTTAAGATCGTCCTTGAAGTAAGTGGACAGCGTTTTGTCAGCCGCCTCGGTAATACGACTACTTAGCTTCGCCCCGGTTTCCGACGCGGTTGTTTGAAGGGATGCAAATTTTTCTTTGGCTGTTTGTAGCGACTCTTCACGTACCTTGACGTTAAATTCGTACTCGTTGAGTTGTCCCGATGCGAACGCTAATTCGTTACCGATCTGTCGATTTAGTGATTGTCTGGCGTTAATAAAGTTTCGGTTTTCTTGGGCGTTAAGAGTTCGGTTAAAAGCGTACTGAAGTTTTTTGTACTCTTTTTCCTGATCTCTAAGGACATTGAGATAGTTCTGCTGTTCGGCTTTAAGTCCAGCGATAATTCCCTTGAGACGCTCCGATTTTGCCCCATAATTCTTAAGCGTACCCCCGCTTTTTTGATACTCTTCTTCTAGTGCTGCGAGCGCGGCTTCGGCGACCTGTAAATCCGCGGTGATGCGAGAACCGACCGATCCTAAGCGTCTATCGATCGCTTCCTGCTCTTGCTTCATTAATTCCTGTTCTCGCTCGTTCAGGCGCGCTACCGCCGCAAAATCCTCTTTATTTGCGGCGATTGCCCGTTCTGCCCGAACTTGAGCGAGCGAGTTCCGGAGACCTTGCAATGAGTCGATAAACTTATCGATCCCATCTGTGTCTGAAAGTACGGTTTGATAGGTTTTTAGGTTCGTCTCTAGCCCCTCTGCGCCTTCTCGGATGTTTTTGAGATTTTCTTGCTGGTCGCGAACAGCATTGTTTCGCTTAAAGGTGTAAACGGTTCCGACCGTCAGAACGTTAAAGAATTTCTCGGTTCCCGATAGGTTCATATCGGGGAAAAATTTATTCCAGAGATTTTTGTTTTCGTTTTCGGGTTCAATTTTCCCTAAATCCTCTAAAACTTTTCTCGATTCTTTGAGGGTTTGAAGCGAATTTTTAAGATTTGCGTCCCCGTTCTCGAAAATATCGTAAAACGTTTGAAGCGCAACGATCGTCGCCGCAGGAACGATCATCGCTCCAATTGTTGCTTTTAGCACTCCGCCCGCTACTTTTGCCGTGGCAGACAACATTTGCATTTTGGTCGTTGTTTGCCCTGCGGTAACTCCCATCGCAAATAACGAGGCGTTGTAAGAAGCGATTAATCCTTGTCCTAGCCGAGTAGCGGCGGAAAATTGCAGTACCGATTTTCCGAGTAGTCCGATTGTGGCGATTACCGCAGACGCGCTTACCGTCGCAACTAAGCCGAGATTGTCATTTAGTCCTTTTAGGAGAGTATTAAGTAGCTGTAGCGCGGGATAAGCCACAACGCCAAGTTTTTCCCCTGTGGACATCGATAATTGTTCGATATTGTTCTGATAGCGGTTCATTTCCGCCTGTAAAGTTTTGCTCGATGCACCGATTCCCCCCGCACTTAGGCGTTCGTACTCAGCCGCTAACCGGGGGATCACGTCCTGAGAAAGTAATTGCCCAGCCGACGCTTGCCGGTAGAATTCAGCGGTTGTCATCCCCATCGCACGCGCCGCAACAATCAGCGCGTCGTACAGTCCCCCAGACTCGGTTAATTGTTGGGTGAATTCTTCTACTGATAGCACCGAGCGGGCGGCCATTTGGTTGATCGCTCGGAATGTTTCAGTTTGCTGTTGTGGGTTAGTTTGCCGTACCGCAAGAGCAGATTGAAAACCCTCAAAAATGTCATCACCTTGAGCTTGTAGTGGTGAGCCAGTCGTCACGATCTGGAATTGGGCGTACTGTTTGGTTGATTCTCTGAACGAGATACCAAGTTCATCAGCCCGATTTCGCAGTCCGTCAATTGCCGTATCAACGTTGTTAACGCCAGCAATGTCGAGGTTGATCCTGATTTGCTGTAATTCGGTAAATGCGAGTAACGAATCCGTGACCGCTTGTTGTACTCGGAACGGCAAATCCTGAATTGCAAAAAACAAAGGCTCTAACAGGAATTCAGCAGTTTTGAATAGCGCAAATCCCCCGATGACCGCTAGTGATGCTTTGCGAAGGTTGATCATCCCACCAGTAGCGGCATCGAGTTCTTTGTCGAGAGTTCTGAGTGCCTTGCCGCCGACCGAGAGGAAATTGATAAATCCGTCAGCTTGGGCGATAGCGGTTTTAAGTCCAGTCACGATGCCGTCTGTAAAGCCACTAGAGACACCTGCTTTTTCAACGCTATCGAGGGCTTTAAAAATGTTGTCTCGTTTCTGATTCCAGTCTTCAAGAATTTTTTCCCTTGTCGATTTTTGGGGCTTTGCCGCTTTTAAAGTTTGATTTAAAAGAGATTCCTGTTTCTGTAAAATTGCTCTAGCTTTTTGAATATCTTCTAAGACTCTTTCAGCTTCTTTAGATACGTCAAACTTCTCTCTTTTAGGGGGTTCAGGTTCGGGACTAGCGGGCGACGCAATACGAGGAGGTTTAGGGGGCTGATTTCCTCCTCCCCCTCCAGAAAGAGTTTGCCGATATATCGCTTGTTCTGCTTTTTGAACCAAACTAGCAAGATATTCTCCAAAAGAATAAGGCGATGCACCAAAAGCTGGAATAATTCGATTAGACGGGGCAGGGGCAGATATTCTCTGTTGTCGTTGATTTTCCCGCTCGGTTCGAATAGATGGAGCAGGCGAGGAGGGTAGCAGGAGGGGTAAAGGTGGGGAAGCTTTAGGCAAGGATGGAGTAAACGGTTTAAACGTAAATCCCGCTAATCCTGCTTTGTCTATTCTTGCTTTAGCTTGTTCGGCTTCTTGTGCAATTTGACGAATTTGAACGCTGACATATTCAGCAGTAACTCTCCAATTTTTTCGGATATTCCACGTTGGGCCAGGTGAAGCTTCTGACAGACCCCTCTGAATATCTTTTGAATGTTTTTTTGCTTCTGTGGCTATTTCTTGAATATTTTCTCTAACAGATTTTTCAGTTTTTTCCCAGTTATTTTCTATTGGTTTATTTGCGCTTCCAGTTGTAGCGGGGTTTATCGTTACCCCTTTAAAGGATTCTGTTTGGATAAATTGCTGTGCGTTGACAGGCATTCCACTTTGTAATTCTTTGATGACTTTAGTGGTTAACTCTTTTATCTTAGTGGTTAATCTACTTTCTTCTTTTTCAATGCCTATTCCTACACCCTGAATCAGATAACGCCCCGCTTTTTCCCCTTTCCAAGATGGCGATCTATTACCTAATTCATCATTTAACCCATCGATAATATTTCGTGCATTTTTTCTAACGATTTTTTCAGCATCGTTATCTTTTAATCCTTTGGTTAAACCTTCGCTAAGGTTTTTACCTGACTCCAACCCACCTTTAGCTAATTGAGGTACAATCTGTTTTAATTTGTCGTAAACAGCATCAGTAGCAGCTTTTGCTGTCATACCTTGCTCTTTAATTAATGTGATTGCTTCATTAATAATGCTTGAAACTGGACTAGCTGTATTTTTAAGTTGATCGAAAACTCTTAATGCCTGTTCTGCCTGTTCTGCAATTGCTTTATTTTCTTCTGTGTTAATTTGATTACCCGCAGTTTTTAGTTTTGCGGCTTTTTTATCAGAAGTTAAAGAGCCAAATACCCTTTTATCGGTTGCTATACGATTTCTTAATGCGGACTGTACCTCAGCGCGAGTTAAAACATCTGTTTGCTGTGTCGTGGATGATCCAAATAAATCAAATTGTTCTACAGTATCAACTGTACTAGCGTTCAACGTATCAATTAACTCTGAAACTACTGATTCGGTTACTTTCTTTCCTTTTTTCTCGAAATTTTCAATTAATTTAACTAACTCTCTTTGCTGAAATTCCTTAAGTCCACTGCCGCCAATCTGAACACCCCTAAGTTCAGATATATCTCCACTGGCGACACGATCAAACAACTCTTGTGGTAACTGAGCTAACGCAAGTCCTTGAGAAGCTACTCGATCTCGCATTGGTATGCCAGCTTTTTTTAGCGATTCTTTGTCAGCTAAATTCATGTCTCGTAAAAACTTAGCTGCATCTATAGCTGTACCGCGTCCTTCTGCAATATTAATCATCGCCCCTTTAGCTCTAGCTTCTTGGGCTGACTGAGCATTCAACAGTCGTACAGTAATATCTTTAACGTTTAAATCTTTGGCTAAATTAAGCCTATTGTGTCCATTAACTACATAAACTTTCCCGTCTTCAGGATCGCGCCAAACACTGACAACTCCCGCTAAATCATCATCCCATTTACCAACACCAGATAAAGAACCAGTCGATCCAGTTTTGCCGTGTACAAGTTTATACTGGAATCGTTCTGGATCAAGATTTAAGTCTGAGATCGGAAGTTTTTCTACAAAGCCAGGGGAAGTCGGGCTATTTTCTTGAGGAACCCTTTTTAACGGATTCGGAGTTTCAGTAACAGGTAAAGGAATATTCTCAGCCTGTAGATTGCTTGTAGATGCAGGTAAAAGAATATTCTTAGATTGTATCTGACTTTTGGCATTAAGTAACAGATTGTTAATTGAGGTTACAAAGCCACTTAATGATTTATTAATACTTGTTGTATCAAATTCAGGGTTAGCTCTTATTAATGCAATACCCGTTTTAATTTTTTCTAATTGAGAAAAAAGAGTCTTTAAAGATTGAATATCTTTATTAGTATTAATTTGTTGGGTAATGCTTTCTATGCCACTGCTAATTGTTTCAATAAAATCAGCGGGAATTTTTCTTGTTTCAATTTGGAATCCACTAAGTTCTTTTTTCCCTAATTTTGTTCTATCACTTGCTTTTGTTGTTAGTAAAAGTCGAGTTAGTTGGTCAGGGTTAAATTTTTCAATTAATGATTTCCATATTTCTTCTTTTCTGGCTCCTAGTCCCGATGCTGGTACATCAATTCCCTGATCTCTAGCTAATCCTCGTAATTGTTTTACCGTGTAATATTTTGGGTTAATTGCCTTGATGTTAGCTGGAATAGGACTACTTACCGGGAAAGCTTTTTCGTCAAAATATGGGGTTATTTCAGTAGTAATTAAAGAACCGGCTTTATCTTTTGCGGCTTTTAAAAGTTTCTGGGTTTTACCTTCAATTTTTTGCTGTTCTTCTTTGTCAATTAATTTAGGGACGCTACTGGTAGCCGCCCCTAAAAGCTTCTTAACCCCTTCCCCCGCCATTAACGCCGATCCAGCGACCGCCCCCCCTTGCGCTAAGACGCTGATAGTGCCGTTGGTTAGTTCGGTAACAAGGTTCATTACCGCTTCCGTTAACTGTTGTCCCACTCCAAACGGCAAGCCGCTAAAAGCTTGAGTCATTTGTGTGGCTACGGCTTGGATCATTTCCCGACCGCCTGCACTCATTGCCCCCGCTAGAATGCTTCGCATCTCGTTAACGATTGTGGCATCTAACCCCATCGGGAGTGCGTGGAGAGCGGACGCTCCTATTGCGGCGGTTCCCCCTACCTGTAGTGCTTTTTTCCCCAGTCCCACACCGGGAATAGCCATAACGGGACGTTCGATCGCTTTTAGAACGGTGAAAACAATTTGACCGAACTTGACGACATCTAGAGAGGCATCCTTGAGAGCGTTTCCAAGTATTCTGCCCGCTTCTTTTACCTCTCTAATTAATACCTGATTTAACAGTTCTGAAATGTTTTCTTGCCCTGTTAAAAGCTGTATTTCACCACTACTATCGGGAGTTGATAATCTAGTAGTTAAAGCACTTTTTAAACCCGCTTGGGCTTTAATAGATATATCTTCTAAGATTTTTTCTAGTGGGCTGTTTCCTCTATCTGTTTCACTACTGCCAAAATCGTCAGGAGCGGGCGGCAAAAGCTTTTGTGAGGATACCTTGTTAATTGCATCTACAAAAACCCGCATTAATTCGGCGTTAGATTTAGCCCACGGGTCAGGTGTGCTATTTTGCCACGGATCGATTAAAGGACTAGCATATTTAGCCAGAATACCTTTTTTTATTTCATTTAAAGCTTGTTCTATAGAATTTAACGCTGTTATAGTTCTGTCTGTATTTCTGGTTAAGGATTGTTCTAGAAATACAGTAGGATTAAGCTTCTCAGTTTTTGGCGTAGTAACTTTTTCTTGCTTTGGAGGTATAGAAAATGGTTTTGTTTTAGGGTAGGTTATTTTCTCACCGTATTGCTGCAAGAGCGTGGGATTAGTTGATCCTAGTTCTATTAATTGTCCTGGCGTGGTTTGTTTTAACTTTTCTGGATCAACGGTTCGTTTTTCAGGTATTGGCAAAGGGGATTGAAAACCAGACAAAATAGCCCCAGCCACGGCCGTTTTGTCCATCAAACCTTCATACTGATTATTCCCCATCATTCTATCTATGACGGTTTTCTTGTCTTCAATTTTTTGAGCGGCTGTAGGATTAACCTGTGATCCACCGAAGTCTATAGCCCGAATTCCTTGAGGCGAGAAAAATACGTTAGTTTCGGCCAAATCATTATGGACAACACCCATTTTTTGTAATGCCGAGTTTAATTGTCCAACCTGTTTATAAAGAATGGTTGCCGCTTTATTGAAGCGAGTTTTTTCTTTTTGTGCTGTTTTTTCTAAACTTGTTATTTCTTTGTTTAATCTTTCTATTTCAGCTTCATTGCCTTCTTTTGTGACTTTATCTAGCGCAAGGGTAGCATCCGCCAATTGTTTCTGAACTTTCTTGAACGGTTGCGCTATTCTAGTTAAAATTTCTTTTAGCGTTTTTCCTTGTATTCTTTCGGTGACGATAGCTTTATCGGGAACCGCTTTATAAAGAAGCGGCGATAGTCTCCCCTGTAATTGTTTATATGTTTCTAGTTCATTAGGAGTTGCTATCTTTTTATTAACACCTTCTGGGTCAATATCGGTTTTATAAACAAATTCATCAGTTAAAAAGGCAAAGGAGCCGTGCATTCCTAGTTCAGGAAAACCCGTACCGATCGCTTTTATTTTGTCTATACTAGGGACAATTTCATCGGTTAGTTCCGTGATTAATTTATTGTACGCAAGAATAGCCGCTTGCCTATTTCTAAATAACTTAGTTACTCTTTGTTTTTCAGCTTCATAATCAATTTTTTGTAAAGCAGTTAAATTAGATGTTGAAGCAGTATATTCAGGGAATTGCAGATTTAAGTCTCTAACAATTTCTTCTTTGGGTAAATTTTTGGTAGGAAATGATTTTCCCAAAAAAGCGTTTATTTCGCTTGGGATTGTTTCAGTTGGGAAAAACTTAAGATTTTGTCTGGTTTCGTCCGATAAATTCCCGCCTCGACTAACATATTCTTTTGTTACCTTGTCAATCAAGGTAAACATTTCTATTAAAGCGTCTTGATAGGAGCCAAATTTAGAGCCTTCTTTTCTAAACCATGGAATAGTTTCTGTCTGTAGCTTCCCAGTGCGCTGTTTTACGGTATTGGGATCGAGATTGCCAGCCCACCATGACGGTTTTTCAGAGACTTTTCCGGTCTGGAATTCCGTCATGGACTTATTGTATCCTTCTGCCACTTCCTGATATTTCAGAAAACCAGCAAAATCTCTAGCAAGGTTTTCTGGTAAATTAACGCCTGACGCTTGAAATTTTTCTTTAAATTGTGATGCAATTTTGTCAAATTGATTTCTTAACTTTGCATAAAATTCTTCTGCTCCTTCCACATCTTTAAATGCTTCAATTGCGAAGTTATCTTGCATCATTTCTAACACCAAGTCTAAGACATTAGACTTGGTGGTTTGCCCATCGTATCCTTGCAAAAATCTGTGGAAAGGCAGATCGGTATTAAATTCTCCTGTACTCAACACCGATTCTATTTGATTCATCGAACCGATTAACTCATAAAGCTTATCTCCTGCTTCTACAATTGCTGATATTTTGCCAGGAGATAAATCTGGAATATTGGCGTTAATTGTTGCAAAAAACTTATTTATAAATTCTATGTTTTTAAAAAGATGTTTCTGATGGTGATTTGCACTTCCATAGGGGTTTGTGCTTTCTATCCCCATAAATTGATTTGTTTTATTCCCGATCCCTAGAAGCTTGACAAAGCCGAGAGGATCGGACGTTAGCATTGAAGCCGTGAAGTTTTTGGGCGTGCTTTGAGTTATGTCAACAAAAGGGTAAGCTATCGCTAACGCTTGAGTATCTTTTACTCCCATAAATTGAGCGGTTCTGGCATATTGAATATTGTCCACACCACCCAAAGAATATGAAACAGCATTTCCCTTACGTCCTTGCTCTTGAGCGAGCATTGTGTTGGCTAATGCTTGAGCCGCAGCAGTTGATGGAGTAAAAACGTCTAAGCTAGACGATATTTGCCTAAAAGCGTTTATTAAGGTGTTTAGAATTTCTTCCCCTTCTAAAAAGGGTAAATTCCGAGAAATAAAAGCCTTAAACTGTTTTTCTGCTGGCCTTTCATTTTCTAAATCGGTATCGGTTTCAGGATTTTCTACAGGAATAAATCTTTTTTGGGGAGCTAACGGCTCTAAAGACATAGCTACTTTCCTACCACCTTGCCCCCCTCTAAATTGTGCGCCCCCAATGACGCTAACAACGTCTTCCCCTTCTTTTAATTTTGGAAAACCCGCCTTTCTTTCACTGTAAATCTTTTGGGCTTCTAGGGAAGTTCTGTAGTCCTTCATTCCCTGTACGAAGCGTAAAAAGGGGCTAATTTCTTTTAAAAAAGAATTAAGTATATTAACTACTTTTGTCTGAGGTTGTGCATTTTCTAAAAATCGTTGCATTGATAAATTTGCTATTTCAGCTTTGGACAACCCCTGTCCTGCATATTGTTTTTGTATTTCCTCTGTTGATTGTTTGAGTATTTTCGATAGTTCAGGGTCTTTTTGAATTAACCTTAATCTTTCCTTTGTTTTACTTGCAGGAACCGTAGCTATTTCTTGTAGAGTTTTAAACCTTTCTATTACCTGATTTACATTAGTTCTTTTAAAAGCGGCGTTAAATGCTTTTTCTGTGCTTCCAGAGCGAGTCAATTCTGACAAGTAAGTTTCAAGAACTTGATTTTGTCCTAATAAATATCTGTCTATTTTTTTGATAGCAATAGTTATTTTTCTTGCAGCATTGCGTGATGGTTCTACTGCCCAAGTGTTAGAAAATTCTTGTCCGATTCTTTCAAAATAGCCTCTAACAACGTCTCTTAAAACCGTCGCAGTAGCTTTAAAAGGTAAAGCAATGACGCCTGTTACTAAGCGACTAGCCGCCCCAACAATCCCTCCGCGGCTATAGGATTTTCGGATTTCTGAGGCAAGGCGAGATGTTGATCGCTCGATCTCTTTTTCTACTTTGTCCTGATACCCCGAAAACCGATGCTCGACCACAAGTCGGGACGGAACTTTTATATCAACGCTGACACGCTTTAACTCTCGCAACTGCTGATTAAGACTAACAAGTTGCCGATCCTCGACAAATACCCGAATAGGGTTGCGCCGATAGTGATCGCTGGTTTTATCGAGGTCATCCCGTTTTAACTTAAGGTGATCGTTTAGTTGGTACAACGGGCGATCATCTACTTTTACCCCGATTTTCACCGTCACCCCAGAGCGGGCGGCCATACGCTGTAGGGAGACAAGTTGACCTTTTGCCCGTGCGATACCAGTATCGTACTGAGTAGTAATTAAACCTAGTCCGATTTCTAGCGTACCTAGTGAAACGGTCATTTTTCCTTGTCTCCTAGCTGTATGAGTTCGTCGTATAGTCCACAATCCACGATTATTTGTAGGGCATAAACGGGGACTTCCCCGGCTTTTAATGCCTCTACCAATATCTCGGCGGTTTCGGGATCGAAGAAAGTTTCTTTCTCTTTTTCCAGTCGGTATGGGAGAAAATCCCCTGGGGTGAGGTCGCTTATTTTTCCGCTATCCTTGGCTTGGGCTTTCATGTAGGAATGAACCATTGCGGCAATCTGGCTCACGGTTCCCGATAGCGAGTTTATTTCTTCTGCCTTGATTCGCTGCACTCCCGACCATTTTTTGAGAATCATCCAGTCTGGCCATTCGTGCCACTCTTCGGCCGGCAATCCCCAAGCGAACCACTGAAAATAGATTTTCTCCCAATCAATCGGGTTGTTTATCGCTTCTAGGCGAGCGTTAATCGCCTCATCTATTCGTTTTTTTCGGTTTCCTCATCTTCTTTTTCTTTAGGTTCTGGTTCCTTTTCGGACGGCTTTGGCCACTGACTAATATCTGCATAAACATAGTCGTTATAGAGGCGCACCAACATACTAGGGTGGAGAGCATCGATGTCTTCTCGACTAAACTCTACCCCCGCTTTTTTTGTTCGGCGCGGGCTATTCAAAAACAATCGGATTAATTCCCGATTGTAATTGTCGAAAGTGTCTACTCTTTCTTGATAGAGCTTATTTAGTTCGTCAAGGTAAGGAGTGATTAAGTCAGCCGTTTCTTTGCTAAACTCTCGCCGGCGTTTACGGGAATTTACAATAGATTCTTGGGCTATTTTTGCCGACTCTATTTTTTTCTCGACACTTTCTAGCTCAACCGTTTCCGCTGCATTGACAATTATTTCTTCTACTTTTTCAAGTAGCGAATTGTCGCTAGTAACGATCGATTCGACCTCTCCAACAGACAGCCCTGTTTTTTGACTGACTGCTTTTAACTGTTCTAAGTACGCCTTGTCAGCCTTGTCTCGCGCTTCGGAGGCGACCGGCATAGCTTTATTTTCCGAGGGGTGGATGCCGTACCGCTTAAGGAATTCGATCCCGATTTCCCCATCTTTTTCTAATGCGATCGAATCGAGTTTTTCTAGTAGGGTTTCGTCGTCAATGTACTCGATCCATTCTTTTCGCAAGGGGAAGAAAAACGTTTCGTTAGTTTTGAGTTTCCCTAAAATACTTAATGCCATTTATTTTTGCCCGTTTATTTTTTTTCATCCGAGGAAGATCATCAAGCCACAAAGGGTCTAGCTCTATCTCTATTTCGTCTCGATTCCCCCTCGGATCGGGATCGGAGCGAAGAACTTTATTTTTCTGCTTTATTTCTCTGTCAAACACGCCGACACGAAAATAGAGATATTCCCCACGAATCTCGCAATTTACGAGAAATACCTCTTGTTCCGCGTCTACTAGGTGTCGGATCATACTAAGGTGTAGTCAGCCGCAACTACATCACTATCGAACGGAGATGTCGCCATACCGTCAATATAGCCCGCTTTACCAGTGATCGTGAGGTTGATGGTGTTTTGAAGATAGGACGCTTTTTCGCCATTCTCCCCGCGCGACACATAGCACTGAGCGTCACGACCGCCGCGCTGTCCGGGCTTGAGAATTTCGAGATACAGGCACGCTCCTTCTTCTTCGGCTGTGGTAATGACCTTTAGAGCGGGATCGCCGTACACTTCCGGCCCAGAAATAGAGCCAGTGTAGTTGACGCTTTCGATAAACTTCTCCATCGCCAGATCGTCCGAGAATACCGAGTCAGAGCCTTCATTATTGCTTGCGTCGATATTATAGGTTTTGGCCGAAATCACCGGGATCCACGCTCGGATCGTACAGGTCTGCGGAGTGGGAGTAGCGAGAGCGGCCGTGAATTTCGCCCGTTCGATGTCGATCGCTGTCTGCGTTGTAGTCGTGGTTTTTTTGCGAACGATAACATAGCTCCCAGTAGTGCCGATCTCGATCTTGGTTCCCTCGAACAAGATGCGTCCGAATCCTTCGGACGCAACGGTGATCTGATCGTCGCCCTCGTCAACTCCTGCAGCGAGGGCGACGGTTCTAGTAGGCGCAGGATCTCCGTAAGCAAAAACGCCAGACACTAGCACTTTCACGTTGCGTGACGGCGTTAAATTATCTGGGGCTTGCAAGTCTGAATAAGTCGCCATTATTTTATTTTTTACCTGAAAGTTTCAAGTAATATTTTACCTTAAAAGTTTGGCAGTGGAGACTTTGATAGTGGCTTTCGGTCGGATTATGCCTTCGGCTGTTTTTAGGTAGGCAGTCACGCGGGGCAATTCGAGGATATTCCAGTAAGGACTAATTTGAATTCTGCCCACTACAGGAGTCAGCGAACGAGACAGATCGTACTGCTTTAAGACGATCGTGTAATTTACCATCTCAACGTAGTTACCGAGCAGGGGATCGTAACGGGGGTCGGGTTCCCGTTGGATGATCGCCTCGATCCCGCTATTTGCTTTCATTCGGTAGTTAGCGGGCAGTTCGGGAGGCTCTACCCAGATAGCGGAAACCTCTTTTATTTTTTGCCCGGTGGGATTGATTATCTCGTACTTTCCTAGATCGGTATCTAGGATTATTTCTAGGTTATTTCTGAGGGCTTGAAGGGTTTCCCGTAGTTCGGTTTCATTCATTTTTTTAACTTATTTTTTCCCTCATAATATCAGCGTAACTTTCAAGCAGATTATAGTCTTTGACCGCGGCACTAATAAACGGACGTGCGGGAACATCGGTTATCCCCCCGTCAGCCCGCTCTGTTTGATAGCCCTCATGAACATAAGGGGCGTGTTCGGCGGTATAGCCGATAATTTTGTCAGTATCGCTAATATGTTCGATAAACTGGCTATTTTTTAGCTCTTCTGTGTCAACGATGTCCCGGGGAGAGCCGACGATCATGCCGTTTTGCCGTCTCGTTTCCCGCGGCCATTGCCATTTTGGATTGCGGATTTGATAGGTTATTTCTTGAGCGAATTCATTCACCATTTCCTCAAATCCTTCGATGGCTAATTCTTTTCCGAGGTTCCAGTTGATCATTTATTTTGTTGCTTTTATTTTATTTTTATTTTTATTTTTATTTCTATCCCTCATTCTTTTAGTATGCTGTGGAAACGGAGGAATGTCGGTTCTTTCTGAAAACATATTTTTATTTTTCCCGGCGTAGTTTGTGTTTTTTTGCATTACCCTAAGCACGTTACGAGCCGAGGAATATCCGAACACTTCAGCGAGAATATGCAGATCGCAATCGACTATATAATAATAATCGATCAGAAATGGCGAAACATTTAAAACGTGCGGATTTCTATTGTTTTGGCGGTTAAATACCTTAAACTTTATTTTTTTTGCTAATAGCTGTAGTTGCTTTACGAGGTCATGGTAATTTATTTTTAAATCGTCCGCTATTTCCACGAAAGATAAATAATTATTTTCGTGGTAGCGTTTAATTATTTCTTGAGTTGTCTTTTCGTCCATAGCAAAGCAAAAATGTCTTAGGTTATCCCTAAGACATTATACACTTTAAAAAGTCAAGAAAATTAGTTGCCACGTCATTATTTTTTGTATTGGCAGTACCATTCGTCTCCGTCCATGTGGTTGTGAGCAACACCCACCTTTTGATTTTCATCGTCTAAGATGTCTGCTTTGTATTCATCCGAGGGTGATCCTTTGATGTTAGACAGCTTGCCAGTGAAGTTTTCGGGAAAATCCCACGCTTTTGCGGGCTTTATCGAAAGCTTCGTAGTAATCCATATTTTTTTCTTATTTTTTTTGTTTGTCTCTTGATACATTCACTATATCCCGAATTTTCTTGAATTGTCAAGTGAATTTTTAGAATTTTTTCCCGTAATTTTCCGAATAGTTACTATAGATTAATCTCTATACGTCCATGTTATCGGGATTAGGTCAATGTTAGAGAGTTTCTAACATCCTGAAAAGCTTACGGGATAAGCTTTTCAGGAATGTGTTATGGATGTTGTGGCGATCCTAGTAAAAAAAGAGAAAAGATGTAAATAACCAGACTCGACCATAAGAATACGCCTAGAGACACGAAAACTGATCGGGATATAGAATCTATCGAGGAGGTGGAGAGAACGGGGATAAGGAGGGATTTTGGGGGGATCGGGAGAACGAACGACACAAAACGGGAAACACAAAAAATCCCCTAACATCCATAACAAAAGCCTGAAACGTAAGCGAGGAAAGGGATAGAGAATGTTAGAGAGGAAATAACATTGATTAACAGAGATAACATTTTTCTTTCTATTCCTATTCTCTCTACATCGCATCAAAAATCCCCCTAGAACTTTCTCTAGAGGGATTGACAGGGGATTTGTCGTTTGTTCAGATACTCCTGAATAGTGTTTAGTCCTACTAGCTGTTACCGACAAAATTTTGGTCAAAGCAGGCTTAAGACAACCCAAACCACTCCCCACACTATAAAACCTAAGATCAGGTAAACCTGTAAATTAAACAAAAATACCTGGAACCATAGAGGAGATTTTTTAATCATTGTCCAAATATCGCTCAATATGTTAAAAATACCCATATATTATCATCTTTACAAAAAAGAGAAAGACAGGGATTCCCCCCCGATAATAAAAGCAAAAGTTGAGCTTACTTATTTTTTTGTCATGAAATCTATTCTAGCATCTGTTTTGTTATTTTCTGCTCTTGTCACTGTCACTCCTGTCTTTGCTCAGACTACCGAATCCAACAAAGACCAGTTAACTAATGAGGCTTCTGGGATGTGTTGGACTGGTCGCATTAATTGCGGCAGCCTTTAATCAATATTGTGGGTGTTTAGTTGCAGATGTACTACGTCTTTGTTGGTAGCGTTGGTGTTGATCCTGTTTTCGTTTAGGATCGAGTTCTCGGTGTTCTAAGCAGTACCCAGATTTGTTTCGGGTATTAAGTGCCGTAAATTTACCTAAAACTAAGCAGGCAGCACAGTATTTAGTTTCAGGGATAATTGCTTCTGTAGAAAAGTTGATTCCTTTTTTTGCGATTATCTCAGGAGGTTTATCGCAGATTAAAGCTATTTTTGTCAAAGCTACGCCTGATAAAGAGTAATCTTGTAGTTTAACAAGACTTAAGTTAGTGTCAATGTTGTCGATTTTCTGAATAGAAGATTTTAAAATTTTAAAATCTTCTGATTTAAGGGACAAGATTAGAATCATGGTAAATACGCTGTCAATAGATTAAATTAAGCAGTTTACTGATTTGCTTAGGTCACTGAATTTTAGACAATATAAACAAGCTTTCGGACTTTTTTGGTTCACCTTCTCTGTTTAGAATAGATACGGTCTGTTTGGTAAATTTTGTGTTATCGATTACTTCTTGAGGCTTATTTACGCAAGCATCTCACAAAAGAGATTTAATTTTAATTGCTTGGTTCTGAGTTCAATTACTTGAGATTCCCACAGAGGCAAGTGTTGAGTTTAGGCAATTTTTTCTTAGTCGTTCGTTGTCTTTGGTCAGTTGGGCGACTTGACACTTAAGCTTCTCTGTTGACTGTAAAACGGAATAACTTCCAGTTTTTCGGATTGAAGGAAGAACTTCCTGTACTACCCAATCTTGAAAAGGTTCTGATTGAGGCTTACGGCTAGTAAGAACTAATCGGTAGAGTCCAGACTCTGAAATGACTACCATTTCTCGGTTTTGACCTGACACGGTTAATAACCGTGTCAGCTTTTCATATTTACTTCTAGTTGCTGATAACTGATAACTGATAACCAATTTACTATCTAGTGTTACATCCCAAAATCCCATAAGGATCTCCGTCTTCTTCAAAATCTATACTATTCCATTGCTGAATAATTTCTTCAGCAAAAGCCTTAGTTAGCAGGGAACCCGGACGATAATACGATCTTCTGTAATGGGCTACTTCTGCAGCAGTTAAAATTTCAGGAGTGGTAGTCCGGAGGTTGATATAATCAGCAAATTCTTGAGCAGTCATTACCTTTTTGGAATTAACCATTGTCTTCTTGATGATTTTCCCCCTACTTAAGCTTCGGGGTATCCCTAATAGGGATTAGATAAAGCGCACGCAACTACGACTATAGTTCATAGTTTCAATTCCTAATAGGAGTTTTTTGTGCAGCTACCCTAAATAAGTCACTTAATTCTTGAAAATAGGTGTTTTGCTGTGCCACTTTAGGCACTGGCACTACAGGAAAAGCGGTAACATACCTCTTGATAAGAAATACACTGAATCTTTCCTTTAATATTTTCAAATACCCAATAATCGCCATCGCTATCTTGATAAATAGCATTAGCATTTAAATCAATAGGAATCTCAAAAGTTGCAGATGTTTCTCCTTTTTTACCTTTAAATTTTCGACTTACAGGCTCGATAAACTTCTTAGTGAATCCACCGTGCTTAATATCTTTTTCGGGTGAGATTTTCGCTACCCATGCTTTCCAAGCGCGGCGAGGAGTTTCTAAAATAAGAGTCCGAGTTTTCGGCAATCTTTTAAAAGCCACGATATTATTTTTTTGAAGCTGTTCAATTGCGGCTTCTACTTTTAGAATTTCTATAACAATCTTAGCTTTGGCACGATTGCCTTTTGTAATTTTAAGTTGAGATTCCAATCGAGCCAGTTTAGATTGTAGGTTATTCATGATCTGTGATTTGTGGTTTGTTTACTTTTCTATATTAGATCGTTCTCCCAATAAAGTCAAGTATATGGGAGAATTATTTCTGAGCAGATGTACTAAGTACATTTGCTTGTTATCATTGTAGATAGATTGTAGATAGGGTGATCGACAACCGAAAGCCTTGCAGAGTTTTTACTCCATTGTAATTAGGGTTTACTAGAGGGGTTCCGGGGGGAACCCGTGGTGGTCTAGGCGAGTTTGTACACGCCGTTCCCGATGTTTTTGATAGCCCATCCGTACTTAGTCACTAGCGAAGAACGGGAAGGGCTGTACGACCTCCAATTCAAGGCGGTCGCCACTTCTTCCTTAGTCGCCCCATCGAGTAACAAGTCATACTCGATCCGAAGCTTTGTGCCTTCGGCGGGGACGGCTTTTTTCCCATTGAATACCCGTGGTTTCCGTTCCCCGCCAGACTTGCGGGCTTTTTTCTCAATACCTAACCAAGCTTCCCATTCTTGGCTCTTGAACCATTTAGGATTGAAAAACTGGCTGTCCATCGTGGACATGATAGCCCCATCTTTATTCACCGCGTAATATTTATCGTTGTCGGTAAATAGGCGGCAGTCTATATTGATTAGCCCTGTGTCTTGCCACAAGGGATTAAGCCCTTTCGAGGATAACCATTCGGAGATGGTTGGGATGTAGACGGGAGTGTTTAGTTCCAGCCATTCACTGTACAGCATTATATGAGTTTTTACTTTTAGCGATTCCCATACTTCCATAGGGATTTTCGTAATTCCATTGAAACTTACATCGGCTAATAGTATTAGTCCTTCAGCGTGGTCGATAGTAATCATATACTTTTTGTCAGGAGTAACATGAATGTGAAATTTTGTATTATCTTCTTTTTCCTCAATTTCAGTTACTTCAATTTCTTCCGACTCAGTTTCCTCAACTTCAGTTTCTACGGTTTCTTCAGGGGTCGTTTCAATTTTATCGATAATCTCGGTTTCAGTTTCGGCTTCGATAGTCTCGGCTTCATCGATAGTCTCAGTTTCCTCTACTTTAATTTCTACGGTTTCTTCAATCTCAGTTTCAGTTTCAGTTTCCTCAATCTCAGTTACATCTAAAAAACCTACATAGCGAGGATAGTTATGACCTTGTGGATCGACCACAAGTGGATCGCCGTTTAGAGATGTTACGAATAAGCAGTTCTGCTCCCCGCCCTTGCCAGCTAACCATTCATAATCAGATAAAAGGGAGTGTTTAAACTCAGCGAAGTCTTCATCGGATAATGTGATTTTTTCGGCGATAATCACATCAGTCTCGTAACAATTATCGGGAACCTGTTCTAAGTATTCCTCGATTGTTGCGTTTTTATTGATCTTTGGAAATTTAACCCGTGCTTTGATTTCTACATTTTCAATGCTAATCGGCTCGATATTCGGAGTCGGGAAATAATCACAGGCATCGACTAAAGTTGCATCGGTCAAGTTTTCCTCAATCCAAGTAACAATAGAATCACGCAATTTGTCTTTAGAAATCCCTACTAATTTTAATCCTGCATTGTGAGCGACGTTTAGTTCCTTGCCGATAGCTTGTAATTCGGAGTAAACTTCGCAGGTTTTGATGGTTTCGATAGATAACATGATGTTTTTTCCTTTTGTTCGTGATGTTTCGTGTTTGTTTGGGGCGTTTTGTTTTCCCTCATGACTTAAGAATATTGGCTATTTCTTGAATTGTCAAGTAAAACAATGACACTCCCCTAATGCTCAAAATCCTTGACCTCACTGGATTACAGCGATCAGTCAAGGATAAGCCAAGTAAATTTAATATAAAAGTTTTAACCCATAAGCTTCTCTTGGCTTAAAGTTTCAAGTTTGGGATAGGGAAGGGATAGCGGGGCGATCGCTTTTCGCATTTTGCGATCAAGAGGATATAGATAGCGATATTTCGATGATCCCTTGATAATTGTCACGTCGGGATGTTTTTCCATCCCCTTGTACTTATTCCGGAATGATCGACCTTGCCAGCGCTTTCCTTTATACAGATATTCGTCGCTCGCTTGAGAACGACCGCAGTAAATCCAATTCCCTGCCTGGTAGATAATCCCTAGATGCCCTTGCTCTGGATCGGCAAAAGAGACGATCAGCCTCAATCCGGGAGATTGCGACTTTAATAAACTGATCGCCCTCGCCACGATCATAGTTACTGGCGATTCGTGCTGTCTGAGTGCTACACGCACCAATTCGCAGCACTCGGTAGATTTTAGCCCGTAGGGTTTTCCAAGGTTGTTGGTTGCCCCTACCCCAAAAATGACCGCACCGATAAATTTATCGTCTTCCCAGACTCCAATTTTGACCAATTTACTCTTAGGAATACACCGGGAATAGTGATAGTTTTCGCAAGCGTATTTTGCCGCATCGTGGCTACAAAATGCCACCTTTAAATCGGTCATCATTCGTTCACCCATGTATGCCCGCACTTCGGACACTCGATCGGTTTTTTCTGGTCTAGCCGGGGTTGTTCCTCATCGCTCGGATCGAAGTCTGGCGGTTCACCTTCCTCGCTATCTCCCGCGTTCAAGGTGGCGAGAATTGAATTTAAATCGCCCATCGCTTCTAAATTTTCCCCCTCGCTATCGAGATATTCTGCTTGTTCGAGTAGCAGATCGTGATCGAATAATTTTAGCTCATCGATAGGATCGAGTCCTGCCCCGTGAATCGTAGAATGATTGTGCAAAATGGAGTATTTTACAGCTTTTCCCTCACTTTCCGCCTCTACTCCTATCAAAACAGGCACTAACCATTCTCCGTCTTTATCGGTCAAAATTCCCCGCGGCGGCTTAATATTCCGTTTTTTGATTTCTAGTAAAGCCGCACGGCGATCATGACCCTCTGTAATCCCTCCTTTCCCCTTATTAAGAGACGGGTCTATGCCTATCGGGTCTTTAAATCCAAATTCAAGAATCAGAGCGATCGTGTTTTCGGTCGCGTGCTTTTTGGAATTGCTTTTTAGCGGAACAAGATCGGAGAGGCGGCGATATTCGATCGCTAACTTATCTGGCATAATTGAGTTGTCTAGTATGATTACAAACTTTACCTTATCTAAATGCCAATAGTAAAAGAAACAGGAAAGCGACCAAAAAACTTAATCCCGAAAGAACCTATCGAATTTGTAACTTTTCCAGTCTGGGAAAAACAGCCTTACGAAATGCCAGAGTGGTACGAAAGATTCTCGCTTTGGTATTTATCTTTACCAAGTGGCTACCGAACGCTTAACCGCGCCTATCAAAATTGTTCAATTGCGGCAGGACAAGAAATTCCAAAAACGCAAATCAAGCGAAATATCGATACGCCAGATAACTGGGAAATTGCTTGCAAGAATTACCGATGGGAAGAACGAGCGAGAGCTTACTGGCTAAAAAAAGTCCAAGAACAAGAAGGGCATATTGACCATGTTTTGACCGAAATTCGCGAGAGAACACTAAAAATCGCAATAAAATCGCTTGACAAGATCGAGGCGATGACAAATTACCCGATTAGTAGAAAGCAGATTACATCGATCAATGAAGATGGAACTCCATTACAGGTAACAATTGAACCTAACGGGAACTGGTCACACCGGGACGCGCTGACTATGAGCAAAGCCCTAACAGATGTGCTTGAAAAAGTTATGGGATTAGACACTCTCGAATATGCACTAAATATCGTTCAAAAACATGGATTAGCGGTTATCGACCCCGATGGCAAAATAATCGGGCAGGGAGCGATCGGGTCTGGTGCTGATGACCTAGCAGTAATTATTCGTGATAGCGCAGAGATTGATGACGTGCTAATTCCTACTAAAATGATGAAACACGATGAGGATGAAGAATGACTACATTAATAGATAAAACAGTTTATGATACTTTTCTTGCGTTAGAATTAGCAAGAATAGAGACTGATTATGGTTATCAAAACCCTCAACTAGAGCAAGGCTTCGATTCCTATGTTGACAACAATTTTGATTGGCTATCGATTCCTATTCAAGAAATAATGTTCACGTTAAGATTCCGTGAAATACTTTACAATCGTGCCAGAAAAGCGATTAAGCCCGATGGGATTAAATATGGTGACTTTTGTGTTCCTTTGGTGAATTTTAAAACCCTAGAAAGACAGTGGAAATACCCCTATGTTTAAATGCAATAAACAATTTAAAGTTATCGAAAGTGCCAGCTGCGCTAAAAACACTACGATTTTTACTCTTTACCAAAGAAGAAATATATTTAAGGTAATCGGGTATTCTCTTATGTTTCCAGTTATTGTAATTATATGCGTCGGTGATTTTATCTGCGGGCAAGATAGTGTTTTTACGATCTGGGAATGGTGGAAAGATATTCAATGGGAAGAACTACGCACGTTCAATACCCTTGAAGATGCAATTAACTATAAGGTCGATTTCTGCGGGGAAAAAGAAGAAAAAACCTATTGGTTATAAGCAATGAAATTCCGTAACGGACTATCGATTAAAAACCGATCAAAGATTAAATCCAACACGGAAACCTATCGCCGCATTCAAGAAACGAATGCGGCAAATAATATCGTCACATTTCCTCGTTTGCAGGAAGGAAAACAGGCTCTTTTCGGGGCAGTTGACGCAGATGTAATAATTTTCGGCGGTGCGGCCGGCTCCGGGAAATCTCACGCCCTTTTAGTCGATTTTGCCCGACAAGAATTTATCGATAATCCCGACTACCGAGCGGTAATTTTTCGGCGTACTTATCCCGAATTTACGCAAGCGGGCGGATTGGTTGATGAAAGCAGGAAAATCTATCAACCGATCAAGGGAAGTTTCGCAGAAAAACCGAACCTTGAATGGAGGTTTGCAAGCGGTTCGCGAATATCATTTCGGCATTTACAGCACGAAAAAACCGTTTACAGCTACCAAGGGGCGCAGATTGCCCGAATCGGCTTTGATGAGCTAACTCACTTTACGGAAGATCAATTTTTCTATCTCCTTTCCCGTAATAGATCGGTATCGGGAATTAAGCCGGCAGTCAGGGCTACCTGTAACCCCGATGCTGATAGTTGGGTAGCCGATTTTATCTCGTGGTGGATCGACCCGCGGACGGGATACGCTATCGAGGAAAGAGCGGGAGTCGTGCGGTATTTTGTACGAGAAGGAAATACCGTACATTGGGCTGATACAAGAGATGAACTAATCGAAAAGTTTGACCTTAAAAACAAGCTTTTCGAGATGATCCCGCCCGATATTCGAGAGGAGTTTTTAGCGGACGATGATGTAAAAATTAAACCAGAAGATTTAGTAAAAAGCTTCACTTTCATCCCCGCTACAATTTTTGATAATCGAGCCTTAATTAAGGTCAATCCTACTTACCTTGCTAACCTGTACGCTCTCCATCCGATCGAGCGAGAAAGGCTACTCAAGGGAAACTGGAAGGTTAAATATGAAGCTGGAACTGTTTTTGATCGCACATGGTTCGAGATACTGGATAGCATTCCCGATGACTGGAAACTGATCGGAAAAGTGCGATTCTGGGACTTGGCCGCTACAGCAAAGGAAAATGCCGAGAATTATCACTGCTACACTTCTGGAACACTTGTCTATAAATACGAGCGTATTAAAACCGTACTATCGGACGGAAAAGAAGTAAGAGAATTTGTTTACGTTGTCGCCGATAATCTCTGTGAGCAGAAAAAAGTCGGGGAAGTTGAATTAATGTTGAAAAACACTGCCGGGATAGATGGGAAAACCGTGGCGGTTCGGTGGGAACAAGAGGGCGGATCGAGCGGTAAATTTGTAGAAAATACGATCACCAATGTCATCCGAGAATATCATCCGAATCATGATGTGGCAGCGATCGCCCCACAGGGAGATAAACTGACACGGGCGTTACCTGCGGCTACGGCGGCTAGTAGAGGACAGATTTTTATCCTTCGTGATGCCACTTGGAATACTCGATTTCTTAATGCTTGCCAAAACTTTGATGGCAACAAAAAAACACCACCGGTAAATGACATAGTTGATTCCTTGTCTGGCGCGTTCTATTCCCTTGAAAATGAGTTTCTGAGACATGATGATGATGGAGTGATGCCGATTGCATCGCCCGGCCCGGTGAACGAATTTAGGGCCAGATTATCGAGGGGACGGGGACGGTAAAGAGACAGGCACGGGAGTCGAACCCGCTGTTTCAAGGTTATGAGCCTTGCGTGAGCCGTTTCACTCGCCTGCGTTTATTATTATAACAGAAACTTTCAGAAGTATAATAAAAATGCCCCCTAGTAACAGCTAGGAGGTCTAACCAAATCAACCTACAAGGCAGGTTAAAATGGCTAATATTCAGGTTATCACTTTACAAGATCAATTGGTCGTCGATTCCCGCTTGATCGCCGATGAGTTGGGCATTAAACATGAAAATTTGCGGAAAACAGTCGAGAAGTATTTGACCGAATTGCAAGAGTTTGGAATTATCGTGTTTGAAACACAGAAAATACTAGAAGGCGCATCACGCGGTCGTCCTGAGCGTTACTGCTATCTGAACGAAGATCAGGCAACCTTCCTGATGACCCTTAGTCGCAACACTCCTCAAGTCGTCGCCTGTAAGCAGAATCTAGTCAAGGCTTTCTCGAAAGCTAAACATTTAATCACGGAAGCTACCCACCCCCCGCGTCTGTCAAGCGAACGAGAATTGGAAATCGAGCTAGAAATTGCAAAAACCAAGCTAGAAATTGCAAAAGTAGAGGCAAAAGCCGAGGTAGAAAAGGAATGGGTGAGAAAATCTAACGATCGGATAATCGAGGAACTTCGCTTAGAGCAAGCCCAGCTTCTCCTCTCCCAGTATTCCGCAGGAAAGCTCACCCCGGAACAGCTACTGGAAAAGTTGCTAGACGATATGGCCGCATTTATCGATCAAGTAGTCGAGGAAAAGGGAGTCATGCCCAAAGTCCGTGATCTTCACCAGAAGTTCCAAAACCGCAAAATTCCCGATGAAAAAGGAAACCTCTCCAAGTTAAATTCCCATGTTATTCGTACTAGCATCCTCCCAAAAGCTCTAGAGCGCGTGAAGGTGTCGAGAACCCACTAGAAACATCGCCTACCAAGCTAAAACTTAAAGAGACTAAGGGAAAAAATCCCCTAGTCCTTAATAGTACAAACAGATTAACCCAAGTTGTCAGCTACAGGTTTACCTTTCCATTTTAGCTTGAATCTAAACTAAAACGTCAAGCGGTAAAGCGATTGCTGGTCAGGCGATCAAAAGATCGGTAAATTCTACTCTAAGATTTGCCTGAACAGCGAATTGATGCCATCGGTTTTTATCCAACTGAGTAACACTAGCAACTTGACAGAAACTCCCGTAAACCAACTGAAAAGAGCTAATTCCCTTATCTGCAACTTGGGCTAAAACGGCGGGTAAACATCAGACAAAATAGAGACATTAAATTGATCCCAATTTTCAGGAGAAATAATATCAGGCTCCCCATCAATTTGAATAGGAATTCCGAAAAAAGCTTCGGCTTCCTGCTTACTATCAAACCAATACCAGCCATATACTGGATAAGTGTAGCTATCTTTTGCTTCCCTTAAAAGTTCTACATTTAACCCGTAAACATGGTTGGGTGCATAAGCTAATTCACCTTCTTTTTTTACCTTATAAAAGCCTGAAGTATTCATCCTGTTATTTTCCATCCTTTGTTGATTGCAATATTGCGCTCGTCAGTTGTTAAAGATGCTGCGCCGTAGTTTCCAGAAATATTGATAGTCGGAGTCTCAGTTGAAAGTCCTAACCCTTCAAACAATTCAATTATAGCCGATCTAGAAAGCGCACAGTTAGCAACACTAAAAGAAACCCTCACTCCTGTAACTTGAAGTCTAGATAGGCTCCTGAGATTACTAAAAGAATTCGTTAAGCTGACAGAACTACTGGCTCCTGCTAGATTTAAATTAGTAATTTCTTTTAAACTGGTTGCGCTATTAAAACAATTAGCAAAATTTGTAACTGTATTAGGAATATTCAATCTTACTCTTTTAATCGGCAAGGCACTTTGAAAAAAACCTTCCATGGTGGTAGCCGAGTTTAAATTAACAATTACACTTTCTATCGAATTACTTAGAAGAAAAGTTCTAGTCCAATTAGATACAATATTTTCTGCTACCGTGCATTTTTGTAGATACCTATGTCGGGGCGAATTGCTTGCATTTCCATTAAGGAAGAACGTGTTTAAATTCGGACTATTTATAGCAATTTCTAGCAATCCCGTGCTATAACCTCCTGATTGATTATAAGGTAAACTTAAGTTGACCTGCGTTAAATCTTGCCCCGCTTGAGGCGTAATAGTAATTAATGCTTGACGATAACCTTCTGAAGTAGCGGTACTAGCAGGTAAATTATTAAAATTGTAGTTTTTAAAAGCTGTAGTGCCACTGGCAACATTCTCAAAAGTTCCGTCGCCCCAGTTTACGGTATAATCTCCCACAGCCCAGACAGCCATGAAATTATCTGCAACGGGAAAGACTGCATTTAATAGATAACAAACCTGTGACCCTGGGACTAATGCGGGGATTTGCAACCAATCATAAGGGCGTATCCACCCGTTAGAATCAGGCAGGGAAATAGCTTTGGTTTGACTATAAAGTAATGTCAATTTATCAGCCTCCAGTCGGTTCCAAAAAGTTCAAAAACAACAGTGATCGCCCCAACATTGAGGACAAAACTAGAAGCTCCCATTATCGTTTGCCCCGCAGTAGGATTGATAGTTAAATTATTAGTAAAAAATCCAGTAGTTGGGGTATTTCCGATTAAATCTACCACGCTAAAAGTGCCACTGTCAGGAACCGTGACAGTAATTGCGCCGCTTGTCGTATTGGCAAAAATTCTGTCTAAATTATTAGCCGTGTAGTTTGAAGTAATAGTGACAGTATTCCAAGCCGAAGCAACACTATCAACGTACTGTTTATCTACAATGTCGTCAGGATTAATAATCGGAGCTAAAAGTCTAGGCATAACTAACCAATTATTACTACACGAAAAGCGTTATTAGTTGGCACAAAACCGGCTTCAAAAACTACAGTAACAGTGTTAACGGTCGGTCGTCTAATCTCTACCCAAACATCATCATAATTTCCACTATTGGGGAAGACGGCTACCTTTACATCTCTAGTGTTTAAATTGTGAGTAACAGTGTAAGATGTGTTAGAACCATCACCAATATTTTGAGCGATTTTTCTTAATAACCCACTGTAATTTCTAAGCTTTAAAGGTGTAATAGCTCTTGTGTCGTCGATACCGGTATCAACTTCTGATTGAGTGGCGATTTCAATCCGCCCGGCGGTTGATTCATTGGCTTCAGGAACGCTTGCCCCAAATAAAGTAAAAACGACATTAGAACTGTCTATCGTGCCATTAACCTGTGTTTGCCGGTAAGTAGCACCTGCGCTTGTTCCTTCTTCTACCGTCAGGGTCGCCTGCTCTAATTCGTCAAAAGTGTTGGCATCCAAAGAACGGGTTAATGGTGTTTCTGTTGAAGCACCATTAAAAATATAGATACCATTTTGTGATTGTGTGGTTTGAGCTAATACTAAAACTCGATCGCCATTTGATAAAGTAATGCCATCGATACTACTCCCTGGAGAGGATAGATTAATATTAGATTGAGTGGCAACTCTTGCGGCATTTTTCCAGTTGACTCCCTCGATCGCACTATCGACATAGCTTTTCGGAGTGGCATCGGAAGAATTAATAGGAGTAGGTAAACCCGTTACGGTCGCGCCTCCATTTAATTCAATTGTACTGTAAAAATCAATAGGCATTTTAGGTTAACCTCAATTGTCCTGCTATTGGTGAATCTGATAAAACTTGTAATTGATTATAACTTATGTGAACAATTTTTGCAAATATTTTTACCCCCCCAGTGTTCCTTAGTTCAGTTGTTGGTCGGTATCCTAAATTGTGATTAACAATCCAATTTGTTGAAGGGCTTGATTGATTATAAATATAGGCAAAGCCGTCAGGTAAACTATTAAGTTTATCCCTAATTTCTTCAGGAGTGTCAGACGTTTCCCCGGGGACTACAGCCTTGATAATTACTCGTCTTTCCACCCCAGAAAGCTCTATATTCGTGACTTCTTTTCTGATAATAATAGTCATTAGCATTGCCCCTCAACGAATACTTTGCCAGTAAAAATATTAATTACCTCACCTCCTATATTTTGGACAAATTCTACATCGAATTCCCAGTAATCTTTTCCCGCTTTGGGGTTAGTCGATTGCCTAATAGGAGTAAGGGGAATCAATTCTGTCTGATCTGATTTTAGAATTAGGTCAAACCAAGTAAAACCCAGCAAAGGATCATCTGTGTCAACGTCAAAATCACCAAAGCTAATATTTTCGATAGCAAAGTTTGCATATCTTTCACTTTCTCCTGTAGCGGCTTTTTCTTTGGCTACAAATCCCCTGATCACGCCATCGGTTAAATCTCCCTCGATCAAACAAAGCTCGCGCCATTCCGCACCTTGTTTGACTTCTATATCGAATTTTATGCCGTAAAAAGTGCCGTTTAAGATAGTAGTCATTGTTTTAGGCAGAAAAGAAGTCCGAAATGGTTAGTAGTATTGTACCTTTTTTCCCGACAAAAAAAACGAACCTTAAAGGTTCGTCTAGACTCCCTAATCCTTTTCTCACAGATCACGGTCAGTCTTTCCCATCCAGTCAGTGGATTCTTTGACCAACTACAAGCCTATTGTACCTAAAACTTTAGTGAATCGATCAGAAACTTTTGGGAAGCGTATAATAAAAATGCCCCCTAGTTCTCGCTAGGAGGTCTGACCACAATGTTAGGAATGTTAACACTATGGCTAATTTAAGTTTACAGCGATTTGAGATTGACGGCATCGAACTTTTAATCGATACCCAGACTGGGGAAAGTTTTGCTTCGGCTAAGGGCTACGCCCGAATGAGCGGACGGGACTACGATACGATCAAAAAACGCTGTCAACGCGGGGGACAAGTTAACGCTGAAATCCCCACGGAACAAGGGTTAAAGTGGGGGACATTGATCCCCGAAGATTTAATCTGTCAGTGGCTACCGCTAGATAACCCTGAGATGGCCGCGGCCATGTTAAAACTCGGTGTTCGGGTATTCCTTCACGAAATGGCTGGCTATAAGGTTACGAGCGAAGCAACTAATCCGCCGCGTCCTTTAATCGAAGCGGAATTAGAAATCGAGCTAGAAATTGAAAAAACTAAGCTAAAAATCGCAAAAGTCGAGCTAGAACGGGAACGTATCGTAAGCACTAATGATCGCATAATCGAGGAACTTCGCCTAGAACAAAACCAGATCGAATATGCACAGTATTCCGCAGGAAAGCTCACTGGAGAACAGATACGGGAAAGGTTACTAGACGATATGGCCGCATTCATCGATCGGTTCGTCCAGGTAAAAGGAGTCATGCCCAAAATTCGGGATCTCCATCAAAAGTTTCAATCCCGCAAGATTCCCGATGAACAGGGAAACCTTGTCAAAATCAATTCGACTATCTTGCGATCGCTCTTACCAGAAGTTTTGGATCGATGCGAGTGCGATCTAGAAAACGTCCCGTCAGGAGTGACTAATTTACGGGTCAGAGTGTCGAGAACCCACTAAAACGATTAATCCTCCATCCATCCCCTTAGAAACTTCTCTAGGGGGATTTTTAGTGCGATGTGGGACGGGGACGGGATAGGGATGTTAGAACGTTAGAGCGATGTTAGGGAGTAAATAACATAAGGAAAGATAGATATATCAATACTTCTATTCTTTTGTTAGAGTGTTAATCAATTTTCTGTGTTTACTTTTTCCTGATCCAATTTCTTACTTTTTCACGGATGACCTCGCTCTATCTTCTCCCATTTTTTCTTCTTACTAGGATCGGCTAAACATCCATAACACTTTGCTACATTGTAGACAGAGTAAGCGTTTCAGGATGTTAAAACATCTCTAACATCCCCACACACCTCGAACAGCGATCCCTATAGTAGAGTTCGATGTATTACACATACTACTCATGTAACACATCTCTTTTTCTCCCGACTTTTTTCTCACTAGGATCGCCCGAACATCCTAACATTTTTCTGAAAAGCTTGATAGAAATGGATTTCGGATGTTATTGAAAATGTTAGAGTTTCACACATCGATAACAGGGAAGTGTCCCAATTTAAAAAGCAATATCACTCGATGGAAACAAAAGGGGGAACCTACTCAAAAATACAGGGATAAATGGGAGTTTCGCGGTCGGTTTTGGTACGAAAAAGATTAGCCCTAAACCACTTCTCACCTCGAAAATGCCCTAAAAAGGGGGAAATAGAACATTTTCCGAGAGGGGATAAGTTAGCTTTTATTATGCACTTGACGCTCCCATCGCTAAAAGCGAGGGATTCTTGGTTCAACAAGTCCACTTAAACTAAGTCCCTTGCGATTCCTAGTCCAGAGGTAGTTCTTTCCCCAAGCGTTACTTTTCGTGCGCCCCACGATAGTTGTATTTCTACAAAATTTGCTTGAATTGAAGCGGTTTTGCTTCAAATACTGTGTTGTCTAGTTCCTGCAAAGATTTTACTTTGAGGATAATTTAGGTGATTGGCTAAATCAAGCAGTAATATCCGAGTCAATCAATTCCTGTCTTTCAATCAACGGCAATTATGTCCTTACATTTAGTTAATTCTCCCCATTCAATGCCCATTTCCCCGATATTCAATCCGGCGGGAGATGATGCGATCGAAAACCGTTCGATCTGGTTTGGTAACACCA